ATGAAATTAACTTATTTGGCGAATGGTGGAATAATAATGACACTTAACTTTAACGGAACTACTTACAAGCAAGAGTTCACAAGCGAACAAGATTTAAAGAATTTTTGCTTACTGATTGATAGAGAAGTTTTAAAGTTAGGATAAAAAGTTAGGATAATATAAATCAAAAGGGGGATTTAATATGCAAATGTTAGCAACAAGAAAAGTAGACAGTGAGATAGAAAGATATTTATTGGTAAAGATGACTAGAATACTAGCCGAAAAAAATTTAGAAAAAGATACCGATTATCTTCAAGTATTCACTATTCAAAACAACGAATTGATAGTGGAGCAAGAAGTACCTAAGAAAAAAGAAGTTTTTAAACTATCAAGAAACTATGACAAAACTAAACTCTTTGCTATAAAAGATGAAATGGAAAACGGAGAAAAAGTTTGGACTTTACTCTTCCCTGAAGAATATTAATAAAATTTATAAGAGTGGACTTGCAAGTCCACTTCTTTTTTTTATTCCTTTATTACTTCACTTGTATTATTAGAAAATATATTATCAAGACAAAGTTGTCTAAATTTTACTTGACATAATACATACATTATGGTATAATACTTGTATCAAAAGAAAAGTTAATAAAATTTAATAAGGAGTGATGATGTATGGGTGCATATTATGGTTATCAAGTAGTAAATGGAGAAAATAAGATTAGTTATCATAGTTTTGATTTAGAAGAAAAGTTAAGATTAAAAGAATTTAGTGTAGGTGGTATGAAGTTTTTGGAAAGTTTTTACAATGCTAATGAAATAACACAAGCATTATACTTTATGCTTGAAAAAATAGGAAAACCTGTCATTGTAAATACAATTTGTGATTATGATGATGAGAACACTTTTAAAGAACAATTAAAATGGGGTTATGGATTTAAACAAACAAGTTTTGATATAAAAGAACTTGGAAAGTTTATAAGAGCAAAACAAAAACTAGAAGACGAATATCATTTGACATCAAGTTCAATGTTAGGTTATATAGTATGTGATAGTAAAAAGCAATTTTTTAACATAAATAAATTTACAAAAGGAACAGTAGTATCGCCATTAGCATTATTAACAAGAAGTTCAGAAATTTCACAAGGTGGTGGAGATTTTGATGTTTCAGATGTGGATTGGAAAGAAGTATCAAAAAACCAATATAGAGAATTTAAAGAAAATCCTAAATTCGATAAATCACTTATATCTTCTTGGAAAGATTTAGAAATTCAATTCTATGAAGAAAATAAGATTAATTATGATGAAGATTTACAAAGAATATTAAAAGAATACGAAGATATTTCTGATAAAATCTTCCTAGAAAGAGATTAATAAAATTCATCTAAAGCAAGGTTCACTCCTTGCTTTTTTTACTATTATTACTTGACATAATACATACATTATGGTATAATACTTGTATCAAAAGAAAAAACAAAACATTTAATTAAAATTTAAGGAGTTGATGAGTGTATGGAAAATTTTACAATAGGACAAGCAATAAATGAAAACAAAGGATTTTTTAAAGCTAATGAAGTTATAAGCAAATTTAAAGATTATCGTCGTCTTGAAAATAATAAATACATTGAAACAAACTTTGAAATATTGAAATATGAAATAAATGAAATAAAATTTAAAAAAATATTAAAAAATGAAGAAATAATAAAATACAATACAACAATAGGATATATAAGTAAATATTTATCAAAAGAAGAAAGAAAAATTTACTATTTTATGAAAGAAAGCAAAGTAAAAAGACTAGGATATAAAATAGAAAAAATTAATGATAAATTTCTTCTAAGTTTTATGAATGTCGAAAACTTGGAAACAGGAATATTCAGAATTTCGTTTAGTGAATATGTTTCAAAAGAAATTTTAGGAGAAAGAAAAAAAAGCTACTGGTGTAATCCTTATGAAACAAATTATCATAATTATTTAAGAAATAAATATTCTTTAGAAAAAGAAGTTTATATATATTCTGCCATTACTGAAAAAGATAATTATAACGAATTTAGAGAAATGCTAACCTTAATTGAGGGAGATTTTGAAACAATTAAGAAAGTAATAGCAATAAGTGAGTATAAAAAAGTTACAATGAATAATCTTGGAGAAATGCTAACAGAAGTAACAAGTTTTGTAAAAAATAAAACAAACTTTGAAGATTATCAATTAATACCTACTGAATTTAAAGAAATTGATGATTTGTTTTAAAATAAATATCAAAAGCAAGGCTCATTACCTTGCTTTTTTTGTTTGTTATCATATTATATAAAATCTTTTTATCAAGACAATGTTGTCTAAATTATTACTTGACATAATATATACATTTATTGTAAAAAGCATAAACAAAGAAGAATTACTTGTAAATGCAGGTAATGGAAATGTAAAAGATTTCAAAATAGAATATGATAAAGAACATATTTCTGAAATTTTCAAATATCCATATTAATATCAAATTAATAAACAAAAGAGAATGGTTTTGAACTATTCTCCTTTTATCATAGAATGATTTTTTAAGGCTTTGGAAAAGTAAAAGAAAAGTAAAAATATAATGAATTTAGGTAAAAGTAGACTGATATAATATCTGTATAAAAGTAAAGGAAATGCAAGTACGAAACTGTAAAAAGTAAGTATAAAAGTTTTGATATAATATCTATGTAAAGGAAAACAAGGTTATAGAACATTGGAAAAGAAATAGAAATTTTATTTTTGCTTGAAAGAATATATAGGAAAAATTGGAAAATTAGAAAATATTTAAAAAAATAGAAAATTTAAGGAGTGATGAAAAATGAAATTAGGATTATTAAATACAAGTATCGTAACAACAACAGGAACTTATAAGATGGTAGATTTAACTTTAGCACAAGCAAAAGATTTAGCACAAGCAAATAAAGATAATTTATTATCGGCAATAGGACATAATGCAACAGCAGATGTATTAAAAAAAATATTGGGAGTTGATGTACAAGCGAACAGAATAATATTTACGCAAGATGTAGGACAACAAGCAATAGTTTTGAAAATAAAAGGTAGACTACCTGATGATGTAAAAGATTTAACAATAGATGATATGCACAAAATAGGTTTTGACTTGTTTTTACTAACAAGATTGGATTAAGTTTAAAAAAAGTGATGTAAAATTTTTATTTCTTTAAAAAGATTAAGGTTGAGTTTTAGACTTACCTTTTTCTTTTTATCTTTACAGAAAACAAATAGATAATATTTTATCTAAAAATGATAAAAAAATGTGATAATAGATAATATATTATCTAATTAGAAAAATAGAAAAGGAGTTAAAAAAATGAAATATTTAGACAAAGTAGATGAAAAAGTTTTGGTAAAAAAACTAACAGAAAAAATATGGAAAAAATATAAAACAGAACTAGATACTAAGAGATTAAAGAATTTATTAAAAGACATATTAAAAGAAGAAAAAGTCGGATTTACATATACTTGGAGAATAAATGATTGTAGAGATTTTGGAGTAATGTTTGGCGATACATTTGAAAAATATAGAGATATAATAAGAAAATTTAATTATACACAAACAAGAGAATATTTTGACGCAAAATTCACAAAAGAAGTTGACACAACATTTGAATACAAGAAAGATAATTCAAACAGTAATCTAAAGCTAATTGAAAACTTGTTTGATGTAAGAATAGAAAAAGATTATTATGATAACATCTACATAGTAGGAACAGTGAACGAAAATGTAAAAGAATTTCTAAAAAGCTATGGTTATGATTTTTATAAAAAATATATTAATTATGGTAAATACAATGGTAAATCATATAAAGAAAAAAGATTTTATTTGGTTTCTTAGGAAGTTTCTTAATAAGTTTTTTAATGAAAGAGCAAGGTTTATTCCTTGCTTTTTTTGTTTAGATAGTCAAAAAAAATAAAAAAATTTTGACTAATAATTTTCTTAGTCAAAAAAAATAAAAAAATTTTGACTAATTTATGCTTGACATAATATATATATTATGATATAATATTTGTGTAGATGAAACAATTCATTTGGTAAAGGATAGTACCCCACAATCACTGTCCTTTGCCTACCCTCAAAAAGATGGTAATATTTTTTTTATGAAATGTGTTAGACCCTTGTGGTTTTAGCCGTGAGATGAATAACACCAACATTGAAAAATTGAAAATGTTGCACTAAAATTTGCAATTTTACTAATTTTAGTGTATAATATATTTAGAACATTGGCAACTGAATATATGGAGTTAAGGCTAGTAAACAGTAGCCTTGTAAAATATTCACTGTTCTGTATAGTTGTTCTTTTTAAATATAATATACAGATAAAAGTAGTGGTGTAGACACAAGTCTTATCCAGTAGTGGCTATCGTGGACTAGCCAAAAAGAATAAGGGTTTTAAAACCAAACTTCTTAGAAGATAAAATTTGTTATCTTAGAAACTCTTGACTTTTAGTCGTGAGTAGTTCACAACGGATAGGGTTCGACAAAACATTGAATTTCCTTTTCTCTAAACGATTAATTTTAATAAACAATTAATTTCAAAAAAAGATAAAAGTATAAAATAAAACTTATAAAATAAAGGAAAAATAGATTAAATTTTTTTTATTGACATAATACATACATTATGGTATAATATGTATATCAAAAGAAAAACAAAACATTTAAAATTAATAAGGAGAAATAATTATGGAAATAATGACATTTAAAGAAGTGAAAGAAAAATTAATGGAAAGTGATTTAGGCAGTGCAACTGACAGTTTAAACTTTCTAATAGTTTTAAAAAAATTAAAAGATGGAAAATATAAGGCTTATCAAGTATGTGTTGAAAATGGTAAAGATGATACACAAACAAGAGATTTATATTTATCAGAATATGATATACTGACTGAAGATATAGATAAAACTTATGAATGTAATGAAGTTTTTGCAGATGACAATGAAGAAGTTGTTGTTCTAACTGATATAGATGGTTTTTAATATTTTTTTTGAAGTTGATTTATCTTCTACTAGGTAAAGGGTTCTTCTTATGCTAGTTTCAACCTTTACCTAGCTATTTTTAAAAAAATAATTAATAAGGAGTGATGAAATATGCTACAAATTTCATTAGGAACTGTTAAAGGAAGACATATAATGCCTGTAACAGAATATATTATAGAAAACGAAATAGAAGATGTAACAGATGTTTTAACTATTGAAAAAATGGTTGATGATTATTTCAAAACTAAAATTGCAAACAATGAAGAAAAAGTGGAAATTATCCTTTACATAACAGGATTAACAGTTGTTACATTAGCAGTTGTAAAATCTTGTAAAAAGTATGGTTGCAACTTAGTTTGTATGCACTACGATAGGGAAAGTGATATTTACATAGGACAAAAAGTTTTTGAGTAAACTTTTTACATAGATAAAATTTCCTTGAATATTTAAAATGTTTTGGAGAAAAGACTAGAAATAGTCTTTTTTCTTTTGTAAAAATAGAAAAATAAATTTTATAATAATAAATTGAAAAAAATAATCCTATATGATATAATATAAATGTAAAAATTATCTGAAAAAATCCATAGAAGAAACCCTATAATATTTTTAAAAAAGAGAATTTGATTAAATTCTCTTTTTTTATCAAAATATGAAAAAAAGTTTTCCTACTTCTAAAAGTAATCTTATTTTTATTTAAAAAAATAAAAAAGTGTAAAAAAAGCCACTTTATTTTACAGTGTAAAACTATAAAATTTGTTGAAATTAAAGAGAAAAAACCGTAACATTAAAAAGTGATAATATTACAAATAATTGTAGACATTGGTATTTTTTTGTGGTATAATATAGTCGTTCAAATAAAAATATAAAAAATCGTAATATTAAAGACCCCTCGAATAATATTATGTAACTGTAATAATCCAAACATTAAAGCCTCACAAGAGGCTTTTTGTTTTTGAATTTTTACCTTGACATAATACATACATTATGGTATAATGTACATATCAAAGAGAATAGTTTATTTAAACTATTCTTTTATTTCATAATCTATTATATAATATATTTATAAAAAATATGTTGAGGTGGAAATATGAAAAAAGAAATTGAATTTTTAAAATATGTAGAAATGAATTTAGATACTTATAATAATAATTATGTTATGTTTGATAGCACTAAAAAGATTAGTGATTTTATTGAAAATAATGATTTTGAAAGTGAAAGTTCTAAAAAAAGTAAAATAACAGAAAATTTTCTTAACAATAAAGAAAATGATAATGAAGACTTAAATGGAATTAAAGAAGAATTGTTAAAAAGCATAAAGACAAGCGAAAGTGGAATTGAATATATATTAAGAAAAGATTTTACAGGAATAGAAGAAAAATATTCTGAAAAAGAAAAAAAGGAAAGTAAAGATTTAAAAGATAAAATTAAAGAATATAGTCTTACAAATGAAATGGAAAGTTTTGAAGATTTTAGAAAAGATGTTTATGTAAAAACTTTTAAAAAAATACAAAAAGAAATTGAAAAATGTAAAGAAAAAGATTTAGAAGAAAGAGAAACTAAAGAAAAACTTTTTGATGTTGCCAATTTCACAATACAAAAAGAATTTAATACTAAGTTTTTTCATAAAGAAAGTACAGATAAAGGTTTACAAATAGATTTTTATTTTAAAGAAAGAGATAAAGAATTTAATATAACTGTTGATTTTGGTAAGATAAAAGAACTTGAAACTCAAGAAAATAAAGGGAGTTATGAACTTAATGTTATAGAATTTATTGACAGTTTATCTATAACAGAAGTTATGAAAGTAAAAGATTTCATCAGTGATAACTCTTTAAAGAAAATCGAAAATTTCATTCCTAAAGTTTTAAAGTTTGAAAGTGATAATTTGAAATTATATGATGAAATAACAGAAGAGATATATAGTAATTTCAGAAAAGATACCGAAAAACTAATTGCCAATGGTACAGATATAAGTTTAGATTTCAAGAATTACAAAACTTCATTATTGATTGATGGGTATTTTGGAGAATATGATTTAAAAGTAAATTCTTTTGAAAAAGAAGAACTTGAAACTAATTACAATGAAAAACATAAAATTGAAAATATGAAAGAATACGAAAAAGAACTAAAAGCAAATAATGTTATTGAAGTAAAAGAAGTAAAAGAAATAAAAAAAGAAAAAATCGAAAATTTAGAAAAAGAATTTTTTTAAAAAATAAAAAGAGGAAAAAGGAGAAAAAATGATTGATGTCATTGATTTGTCATATTTTATAATAAAAAGAACGAATGATAATAATAATCCTATTAGCCATTTACAATTACAAAAAATGTTATTTTTCTTACAAAAAATGAATTTAGAAAGAAATAAAGTACCATTATTTAAAGAAAAAATATATGCGTGGGATTTCGGAACTATGATAAGAGAAGTCTATAATGAATTTTGTGTTTTTTCTTCTTTGAAAATAGTTTTGACTGATATTGAGTACAAAACTCATTTGGAAAAAATTAGTAAAATAGAACTTGAAGATTTTTTATTGAATTATATAGATGAATTTTCTAAAAAGAAATCTTGGGAAATTTCTTTAATAAAGAATGAAATTTGGGAGAAAAAATATGATAACGGAAACGGATTTAAAAAACTTATTACTTTAGATGATATAAAAAAATAAATTTATTTGCTTAATTTAAAAAATAAACTCATAGCATAGCCTTTTTTGAAGTTTTTTAAACTTGGGTGATATTTTATATCAAGAAAATTAAAAAAATAAAAATATAAGGTTTTAATTTAAAGTGAGAATGAAAAAACTCACTTTTTTTTATTTAAAGTCTTACTTTACATAATACATACATTATGGTATAATATGTGTATCAAAGGAAAAACAAAACATTTTATTAAAATTTAAGGAGTGATGATGTATGGAAAGAATATTAGTTGAAAGAAAAAAAGTATTAAAAGCAATGGTAAAGGATTTTATAAAAAAAATAAAAACACCATTATTAAATGGAAAATTATTTAGAGAATATAAAATTAGTGATGAGTTTTTAAATGATTTTATTTTAAAATACAGAAATAATAAAAATATTGTAAAAAACACTATCCAAGAAATTATTGAAAATAAGGATATGATGATTGATTATTTAATAGAAAAAGAAAAATTTCAAAACAATGTTTTTGGGATTTCACTTAATTTATTAAATTTAGCTTTAGAAGAAAATGGAGAAAAAATTTATTCTAATTCTAAAGATTTTATTGAAAAAATAGAAAAAATACTAGAAACAGAAAAAAACAAAGAGTTTTCTTTTAAAAATTTTTTTGAAATTGTAAGCAAAAAAGGGATTGATATATATTTTTTAAAAAATAACACAGGAAGATATAATAAAGCAAAAAATCCTAGTGAATTTGAAAATTATTGTAATAATTTCTTAATAGAAAAAATTACAGACAAAGAAACAAGAAGATTGAAGTCAGACTTTTTAGAAGTTATAAGATATTTTTCAAAAATGGTTTCAGATTACTACACTTATTCGCTAGGGACATTTGGTGGTTTAAATCCTACTCCTTATGGCTTATTTGAATTAGAAGAAAAAGAAACATTAAAATATAAAATAAATTTATTCTTAAATGATTTTGAAAACGAAAAAACTAACAATTTCTTTGGAATAAAAGAAGTTTTTTTAAAACTTGTATGATTTAGAGTTTAAAGATTAATGAATAAAAAATAGTGGGAGCAATCCCACTTTTTTGTTTTCAATTTATTTGACAAAACTATTATTTTACTTGTAAAATAAAGAAAAAAGTAAAAAAAGGAGTGAAAAATGAGTACAATTTTAGAAGAAAGAAGAAAAATAGTAGCCAAAATTATAAAGGATTTCATAACAGAAATAAAGCCTTTCTTAATATAAAGAATTAGAAACAAAATACTTTGAAAAAGAAGAAATAAAACCTTTATTAGAAACAATATAGTTAATTTAAAAGAGTAGATAAAACTACTCTTTTTTTTATATCGAAACAATGTTTTTATTTGACATAATATATATATTATGCTATAATATAGTTAAGATAATCAAACAAACATTTCAAGTGAAAGGAAAAGTGGTAGAATGTTATTAGAAAAAGTTAGAGAAACAAGAGAAAATATGGAAATAATTGTTGATAGTGGACAAGAAACAGTAGAAATTGATAGAAGTCAATATATTGGTGGAAGTGATATACCGATTATATTAGGTATATCAGGTTTTACTAAGCCAAATAAATTGGCACAACTTAAAAATAAGGTAATACCTTATGAAAACAAAAAAACTCTTTATACAGAGTTCGGACATATTTTTGAGCCTTTCATAAGAGAGGTTGCAAATAAAAAATTCAATATGAATACTGTACCTTGTTGTAAAACAAGTGAAGAGTTGGGGTTAAGAGCAAATTGTGATGGATATGATAGTGAAAATTCTTTATTATTAGAAGTTAAGACAAATAACGGAGAACACGAAGATAAATCTGATTACATAGTGCAGATACATTTCTATATGGCTATGTATGATGTGAAAAAGTGTATACTTGCTGAGTATGGAAGAACTAAAGAAGAAGAAGAAATTATAAATGAACTATTAGAAAGTAATGCTAGTGATGAAAAATTAAATGAAGTTGCAAGTAAATTGTTTGATAAAAATAGAATAAAATTTACAGAAATTGATTATAACGAAGAACTTGAAAACAAAATCTTTTTCTGTATTGAAAACTTTAAAAATATAGATTTAGAAATGGCAAAAAGAAATAACAATTTTGAAATTTTATGTAAAATCTATGGAAAACTTGAAACAGAAAAAGACAAAGAAAATTTTGAGAAAATGTCTAAAGTAATGGAAAGTTTAGATGATTTCTTTGAAGATAAAAACATCATAAATGGTATTGAAAAAAATATGATAGAGTTTATCAACCAAGATTTCATAAAAGAAAAGATAAAAAATGGTAAATATGATTTCTTTAAATATAAGAGTGCTACTGTATCTAACAAGTTTGATACTAAAACATTTAAAAAGGAAAATCCAAGTATTTATCAAAATTACATTAAGGAAGTAGAAATTGTAACAAATGATAGTATAAGAGGTAAAATCATCAAATATACACCTTTTATGGAAATAGAAAATAGAGAAATAGCAAAACTTGAAGAAAACTTTGAAAATTTCAAAGCTAAAATAAGTGAGAATGTAACAGATGAAGAACTAAAAGGGATTAGCACTATGAGAAATAAATTAGTTCAAGTAAAAGAAGAATTAGAAAATCAAAGTATAGTAGATACAGAAACTCTTCTAAGAATGATTGAAGAAAATAACTTAAAAGAATTACCTACAATAGATACAAAACATTTCTACTTTTTAAGAGGTAAAAAATCAACTCAACAAAGAATTAATAAAAAATTATTAGAGTTTGAACACCCTGAACTATTAGAAAAATACACTAAATCAGAAGAAGTAGAAGAAAAAGTTGAGTTTAAATAAAATAATAAAAAAATATTTAAAAACAAGGTTAAATACCTTGTTTTTTCCTTTTATTACCAATAAAATATATGATAAAAGCCAATAACTGATTGACATAATACATATATTATGGTATAATATGTGTATCAAAAGAAAAACAAAACATTTTAATAAAAAATTTAAGGAGTGATGATGTATGTCTTATGAAATCGTAAAAAAAGTAGTAATAAAAAAAGGAAAAACAATTAGCATAACTAGAGAAAGTAATAATGTTACGCCAAAACATTTCAAGGCTTATAAAAGTGATTACAATTATCTACTTGATATGATTTATAGTTTTGTAAGTGGAAATTTTAAAGTAGCAGGAAAAGATGAAAGCGTTTGCAAATTAGAAAATGTAATTGATAAAATAAAAGGATTTCTTAAAAAAGAAACAGAAGAAAAGAAATTACTTCAAAAAGATAAATATTTTGAAGATAGATTGGAAAGTTATATTATTTATTTTTCAAAAGAATATTATAAATATGTTGATGATAAAGAATGTAATAAAGAATTAATAGAAAAAGTTATTGAAATATTTGAAAAAGAATATTTTTCAGAAGAAAATTAATTTATAAACACTGTCTTTAAAAAAATAAGGAGTGATGATGTATGGAATTATTAGAATTTGAAATAAGACAAAGAAAAGTAGGAGAAAAAGTTATTGAAATCTTTAAAAATGAAATGATTGAGTTTTTGAAAAAAAATAAAAACTTTACATTTCTAATAACTGAGTTTGTACCTGAAAGAACTGATTACTTATCAGAATTGATAAAAGACAATAGAAGAAGAATATTAAGAATAGATTTAACAGATGATGAAATACTGAAGTTATATCTTTCAAAAAATTATAATGGAAAACTTTTTGCCGAAAAAATGTTTGATTGGTTCAGTAGAAATATAGTTATTAAAGCTAACAAAAACTCTAGTTTTACTGATTATAAAAATTCTTATAAATCAATAAGAGATTTTTCATATTATAATGATATTTTTGGAAGAAAAAAAGTAGAAAATAATAATAACACTGTTGAAGAAACAATAAGAATAGAAGAAAAAACTTTAGATGAAATTTTTGAAGTTTTTACAAAAGAAAATATTAATATATATTTTCAATACAAAACTTGGGATAAAACAACTTGGGATAAAACAATACACAAAAGATTAAAAACAAAAGAAAACTTGATAAACGAATTTATTAAATATTTAAAAGAAATAATGTTTAACAGAGAAGAAGATGAAATTTTCAATTATGTTTACAAAAAATTCTTAGAACCATTATATAAAAAAATAGAAAAAGAAATAAAAAAGATACAAAAAAACTCAAATAATCCATTCGGATTTTATGAAGTTGACAATGATTTTATGCTAAACTTAATAAAAAACTTTAACGAAAATGAAATCGAAAAAGAAGATGAATAAATAACAAAATTACCCTCATTTAATTAAAGTGAGGGTTTTTATTTTGAAATCCACTCTTGACATAATATATATATTATGGTATAATACTTGTATCAAAGGAAAAACAAAACATTTTAATAAAATTCAAGGAGTGATGATTTATGGATAATAAAATATACAATGAATTAGTTATTTATAGAAATAATTTAAAGTTCAAAAATACTTATGATTTCAACCTAATTGGAATTTTATCTAAGTTAGTTTTTGATAATATAATTGATAATACAGAATTAAAAGAATTAATAGAAAAAACTTATAATGTACAAACAGAAATAAAAGATTTAATGCAACTTTACTTTTGTTTAATAAATAAATTTAAAAAAGAAAATTTAGCCAAAGAAAAAGAAAATTTTCAAAAAGAATTATATAAGTGGCTTTGCCAAAAGATAGATAAAATAAAAAAAGAAAACAACTTAAAAGATAAGCCAAATATTTTTGATGGTTGGTTAGATAGATAAATAGAAAACAAAATATGATAAAAGGAGTAAAAAATGAGAAGTAAAGATATATTAAAAGAATTTGAAGATATAACAATTTTAAACCAATATTTATATATGAATGAAGATAATTATATTGATTACTTCAATGGAATAACAACTTTAAGAATAAAGATGAATGAAGATTGTGAATATTTAGCAATTAATTTAGCTTTTCCTAATTTAAAACCTCTAAAATGCTCTAATGATATGACTATCAATTTCATTAGACATATAATAGAAAACTTTAAAAAACAAGAACCTATTTTAAAAAATACAAGATTTCAAAATAGATGGGAAGAAATTAAAGATACAACTCTTGCTAATTTATCTCTAAATTTAATGAAAAAAGAACAAGTTTTAGAAAGTGAAACAAATACTGAAGAAAATAGAGAAAGAGTAAAGTCAAAATTACAAGAAATGATGTCAAAAAGAAAATAAACACTTTAAATTAAAAAAGGAGTGATAATTTGTGAAAACTGAAATCAAAATTAGATTTGTCAATAAAAACATATTAAAAGAATTATATTTTGCTAAAGAACTTCACTTTGATTTAGAAAGTGAAGAAGAAAAAGCACGATTTATTGAAGATTTAACAGCTAGTTTAGATATGTATGATATAAATGTTTGTGATGTACTATTATATGAATATAAACCCCATATTACTCTAACTAATGAAAACATACTACCTAAAACTAGATTTAATAAAATAAAAAGAGATTTTAAAAAATATGGATATGAAATAGTTTGATAAAAGTAAAAAGGACTTGCAAGTCCTTTTTTATTTTTTAAAAAAATATTAATTATGTTTACAATAAAATGATATAATATAATAGAAAAAAGAAATTATTAGAAAATGTAAAATTGGAGGTATGAAATTGAAAGTTAAGACTTGGGAAGAATTACAGGGAAAAGCAACCAAATTAAATAATGAAGTAGAAAATATGAATTTTGAAAGTTTTTCAAAAAGTTTAATTTTACCCTCATTCAAATATACTTTTTCTTTTTTTAAAGAAGAAATAAAAGGCATTGATGACAACGAAAAAATTGACGGAAATAATAAAGAAGAAATTTTCAATGAAAGTAATTTTTATGATATAAAAGGTGCTTTTAATGATAATATACAAGAAAATTGGTCAGATTTTACTTTGAATTTTTCAAACGAAAGATATATGAATTTAGTTGAAAAAATGTTGAAAGAGTTCAATTTGGAAGTTGATGAAAATGGAAGAATAAAAGAATTTATTGAAAATTCAGATGAAGATGAAATAGGAAATTCTTATCTAAATTTATGTGAATATTATATAACAGATAAATTGGAAGAAAAAAGTTTTGAAATCATAAATAACTTTTTTAAATTAGAAAAAGAAATAAACACTAATAAAGATAAAACAAAAGAAGAAATTTTAAATTTTGTGGAAAAAAAGACATTGAAAGAACTTTCAAAAAATAATCCTAATTTACTTGAAGAATTTGAAGATTTAAAACAAGATATATATGATAAATGGAGAAATATTAAAGAAGAACATATAAAAAATGGCAAAAACGAAACTTTTGATTTTTATAACAAACAAAATCAAAAAGAATTTGTAAAATGCCTTGAAAAAGTAGGACTTGAAGATATGCTAAATAATCAAGAAAATTATGAATGTTATAAATCAGGTAAAGCATTAGAAATTTTTTCAATTTGTGAAAGAGAAAATAATTACAAAAGTGGAATATCTGACTTAAAATCTTATGAAAAAAAATTAAAAGATTTTCTAAAAAAAGATGAAAAAAATGAAGAGGATTTTGATTTTGTAAAAACAAAAAAAATAAAAACAAATGAAAAAGATGATATAGAAATATCTTAATTTTAAATATGTTATAATATGATAACACAACAAAATAAAATAATAGAATTGAAATTGATGGAGGCTATTATGGAAGTAAAAACTTGGGAAGAATTAAAAGATAATGCAACTGAATTAAATAAAAAAATTGATGATATGAATTTTGAAGAGTTTAGCAAAAGCGTTATTTTACCTAGTTTTTTGTATACAATCTATGATTTTGAAGAAGAAAGTGTTGGTTTTTTTACAAAAACTGATGATTTTTCTTGGTTAAAAACTTTAGATTTTTATAATAATTTAAAAGATAATATAGGTGAAAATTTAGATAGTATGTTTTCAAATTTAGGAGAAAAAATTGAAGTTTTTATAGAAAAAATAGCCAAAGAAGATGGATTAAAATGTGATGAAAATGGAAAAATTATAGAGTTTTTAGAAAATGCTAAAAAGAACAATGATGAATACTCAGGCTATTCATATCAAGATTTTTGTCATTATTATTTGAATGAGAAAATAGATGATAAAGCACAAGAAATTTGTGATAAAATAAGTGAATATGAGAAAGAAATAAATAATTCTGAAAAAGAAGTGAAAAATTATAATAAAAGTAGAGAAAAACTTATAAAATTTTTTAAAGAAAATTGTGTTGAAGAACTTTTAGAAAATAATCCAAATTTATATGAAAAATTTGAAGATTTAAAACAAGATACATACGATAAATGGAGATATATAAAAGAAGAGCATATAAAAAACGGAAAAAATGAAACATTAGATTATTATAACAATCAAAATCAAAAAGAATTTATAAAATGTCTTGAAAAAATAGGCTTAGATTATATGGTTGAAAATGAAGAAAATTATCAAATTTTTAATAAAGGAAAAAAGATATTTGAAAGTTTTTTTAAATGCGAAAGTTTTCATAATTATACAAGAGGAATAGAAGATACAGAAAGATTTGAATTATCAATAAAAAATGAATATTTCAAAGAAAAAGATAAAGAAGATTTTGAGTTTAAAAAAGAAAGAAAAACAAAAGTTAAAGAAAAAGATGATATAGAAATATCTTAATTTTAAAAGGACAATATTGTCCTTTTTTATTTAAAAAAAGAATATAATTTTTTAGTAAAATTAAGATAAAATTACTTAAATATGGTATAATATAAAAAAAATCAAGTCGAAAGTAGGTGTAAAAAAGTGTATAGACTAGAACTAAAAAAAAGAAATAAAAAAACAGATAAGAGTGCAAAAGGAAGTTATAAATACATAACTAGAAGTGAATTAAGTAATAAAGATATGGTAAAGAGTACCGATATTGAATACACTTTTTCTAAAGTACCTAAACTTTTTGAAGATAAAGTTAGTAATTTTTGGAATAGTGTCGATAAAAATGAAAGAAAAAACGGAAGAGTAAATTCAGAACTTCTAATCTCTATACCTAGAGAATTCGATAAAGAAGAAAGAATAAAACTTGTAGATAATCTTATTAAAGAAATTTTAGATAAAAATACTCCATACAGTTATGCTATTCATAATCCTATTGCAAGTGATGGATTACATAATCCACATTGCCATTTGATGATTTATGAAAAGAATTTTAATCGTTCATTTTTTAAAGAAGATTTTACAAAAGAAATTGATAAAAATTATTTTAAAGGAACTTTTAAAAAAGATGAGAACTATATAAAAAAGAACTTAAATTATGAAAAAAAGTCTTTTATATATGATAGTAGAGAAAAATTTGAAGAACAATTACTTATTATGTCTAAGTCAAAAACAAAAGAAGAAATAATAAGTAGTTCAGAGAAATCAAAAGAAAAAGATGATTATGATAAAACAAAAGAAAATAAAATTTCAAGTAAAGATTATGAGCAACTTATAAAAACAGAACAAGTTTTAATGGAAAATGTAAGAGGTGAATATATGGAAAACTTTAAAAAAGTTTTAAAAGATGATGATAGTTTAAATAGTCTAAAGAATATGCTAGAAAAATTAGATGAAAAAGATTTAGAAAAATTTGTTGTGATGTTTTCAAAAGAAAGTAAGTTTTTTGAAGATGTAAAAAACTTATCAATAGATGAACTGAAAGCTAAAAATTATACTAATGAAACAGTTAAAAACATCTTAACTCAAATTGTAGATATAAATACTTTACAATCTGATGAAACACTTATAAACAAAGATAGTGATTTGTTAAAAATAGATAAATCAATAAGAGAACAAACAAACGCAAGAGATATTACAGATAAATATATATTTGACCAAGTTGTAAGCGAACTTTTTAAAGGGGATAATGAAAGTTCAGAAGACACCGAAAGCGAAACTAATGTAAATGTTTTTAAATTGAATGTACCTAGATATAATGAACTTAATTATTTCTTAGAAAACTTAAAGAATGATTTTCCTTTTAAATTAGCTGATTATATAACAGAAACTAAAGTAAATATTTCAGGAGATGAAAATGAAAATTCTACTTTAGAAGTTAAGTGTAAACAGTTAAATAAAGAAAAACACGAAATAGATTGTATTAGTTACGAAAAGAAATTCAATAAAAGAGAAGAAGATTTTTTTTCTAATGATATATTAAGAAATCAATTAAGATTATTTTACTATGAATTTTTAAATTATTTTGATGAAAATATCGTAGGAAAAGATGAAACGCCTGGATACACTGAATTTTACGAAAACCTTGAAAATAATCTTAGCAACGAATATATGGAATTGACAAAGAGTTTTGTTTATACTAATTTATTCTATAACATAGATACAAATTATTTTGCTACTAAAGATGATGAAAACGAAAATAAGAAAAACAATTCAAAAAGTATTGATTTTGATTTTCTTAATCCATATTCTAATAAAGAAAATTTACACAATAAAGTCTTTATGCCTAACTTATCTAAGCAAATAAATGAGAATGTTTTAAATATGCTAGATAATGAAGAAACTGAATATACTAATATAGGAGATAAATCAGTTTATAAAGTATCTGAAAGAAAAGATTATGTAAATAAGATAAAATCTATATTAGAAAACAATGTAAAATACTTAAATCAAGATACAGAATTTTTTAAGAGTAACATATTTAGTCAAGCATTGAAAGACAGAGATGTTATTTTAAAAAATGGTGTTTCAAAGAAAGAAAATGGAGAAGAAACAGAATATAGAATAAATTTTAAAGTAAAAACTAAAATTAATGGTAAAGAAGAAGAAAAAACTTATAAACAATATGTTGATGAAGTTATAAAAACAGACAAGAAAAAACTTAATAAAAATTTGAGTGGAACATTTTTAGAAACAGGTACTATATTAGATACAGTCAATTATTCTGATATAGGGATAAAAGAAAATCTAAGACCTAACCTACCACTATTAAAAGTTAAAAAATTCTTAATAGATGATTTAGACTTTGGAAGTATGAAAGAGATTAGATTAGATAAAAAAGAAAGTTTGATTGAATTAGGAAGTGAAAAGGAAAGTTATTATAAATACAAATTAAAAGAAAATGTATTTAAAAGCCCATCTGTATTAGAACATTCTTACAATCACGCTTTATCTATTCAAAATAAAGTGGATATAAACAAAGATATTAACCATTTAATATATTTGAGTTTAGATAAAACTAAAGAGGACAGACTTGTCCTTAGTAATATTAAATTAGAAAAAGCTAAGAGATATAACTTAGTTGATTTAAAAGAAGTTGAAAATTTTATAGGTAAAGTTGATAAAAGTAATGTATTAAAAATTAGTAAAAATATAAGTGATAAGATTTATGATAAAAATTTCATTCATAAAAAGTTAGCAAAAGAATTTGATGTTAAGAAAAAAATAAATGATAAAGTAAGAGAAAAGAGTGCTTTAACTTATATAGGCTATTCTGATGATATAGAAAAGATAAATCATACTTTAAAAGAAATAGAATATAATAACAAAAGAAAATTTGAAGAAAAAATCTCTACTGATATGAATGAAATGTTGAAATTAAACTCAATAGGATTAAAAGAAAATGAAAATAATTTAGAAACCATAGAGAAATTCTTTAATTGGAACACTGTTAAAGGTTATAAGATAAGTGAAAAAATCAAAGATACTGATACAGGAAATTTTGGTTCTATTATAGTTGATAAAACTTTAAAAACAGAAAATGATAATATAAAGAAAAATGTCTTGAAAGTATCACAAAGAAAAGAAAAAATTTCTATCCCTGATGAAATGGAAAAAGTAGATACAGATAAAATGGAATTATTTCTTTATAAAAAGAAAGAAGTATTAGCTTTTCAATTAGAAATAGCAACTAAAAATATATCAATAGCCAATGTAAACAGTGATGATGAAGATGTCCAAACATTATCAGAAGTTGAGAAAATAAGTAAAAAGAGTTTAGCTTATATGAAAAAGGTAATGGATAGTAAAAGTGCTGATTATAGTAAGACACCTGATATTTTAGAGTTAGAAAAAGCTGTAAAAAAATTTGAAGAAACTAACGAAAAGAAGATTGAGAAAAGAAAAGAAATAGAAAATAGATATTTTGAAAAAACATCTCTTGATAATTTAACTGAATATGTTAAAGAAAAGAAAATGTTAGTTGTCAATCTTGAATGGGAACAGACACAAATAACTGATGAGAAAATTAAGGAAAAACCTTATGCTATAACTTTTAAAGGAAAAGATTTGTACAAATATAATAAAGATTTAATTCTGTCATATTCTGAAATGGAAGATGAAAATTTATATTTTAAGATTTATTTGAAAGAAGAAAATAGTGATAATAAAAGAATAATAGATTTAACTTCATATAACAATAGTATAAATGCTGATAATGAAAAAATTGATAAGATAGTAGAAGATAAGATAATCTTCAAATATTTCTATGATAAAGGCTATTCAAAAGCTAAAAAAGAAGAAGAATGGCAAAGTGATGAAAGAGAAGATTTAAAGCAAAGATTAGATAAGAATAGTAAATATTGGAACATAACTAAAGAAAGTGTTATGAATGATACCAGCCTCTTAGAAATTACTAAAAGACTTGTTGCTAATGGTAATAACTTCCAAAATGCTTTTTTGGGAATGGAAAAGAAAATAAACTTTGAAACAAGTTTAGAAAAAATTTCAAGTACAAAACTTGGAGGAATATTTGTAGAACAAATTAAAGATTATCTTGTGCAAGAAACTGAATTTAAAAAAGAAATATATAGATTTAAGAATAAAAGTATTCAGGAACACTTAGAAGTAGAGGGACTTGTAGATGAAGAACTTAAATTAAAAAGAAAAGTTAAAGAAATCTCTTTCTTTAAAGAAAGAAAGAAAATTTTAACAGAGGCATACAATCTTGATTTTAACTTCAAAAATGGTGAAATAAACTTTGTAAATGAAAGTGAAAAAGGAAAGAAAAAAGTAAATAAAAAGATTAGTTTTGAACAAGATACTACTAAAATTAATCTTGAAATAGAAAAGAATAATATCGTTCCATTAGATGTTAAAAAGAAAACTAAAAAGAAAAATATGTCAATAGTTAAGAATAATAGTGAGTATCTAAATACACTAAAAGAAATTGAAATGAGTATTTAAAAACTATTAAAAAAAATTCGCACGATTTCTCACACGATTATTATTTAAAAAAGTTATTTAAAATCAATAAGAAATAAAAATTAAATAAAATTTTCGCACGATTTCTCGCACGAAATAAAAACGAAATAAAAAAATAGTTCTAAACAGATACGAAAAATGTTTAGAACTATTTTTTTTAAATACATATAAATAACAAGAGGTGATGATGATTTTTTAAATTTCTATTCGTATATAACCTTGTTTTTCATATTCTTTATCAATTAATTTTTCAATTCTTTTTTCTATTTGTCTTTTTCTTCTTTGTAACATTTTTTTCTTTGCAAAAGCTATTGTATCATTTGCTATATCAATTATGATAAAAGCAAGTAAAAATGCACCACTTATCAATATTAAGTATGCTAAATATGTCCATACCATTTCTAAAACCCCCTAAATTTTAAAAGTTTAATAATCATTTCTTTTGATATTTGTATTATACCATATAAAGAGCATAAAGTCAATACTATATTATACCATTTAGAATAAAAAATTACTTGAATTTTTGAATAAAATATGATAGTATATAGTTGTGAAATTTACCAAGTGAATATTTGCTGAAGTATGATAAAATGATGTTTTTAGTAAATGTTAGAAAAATTGTAAAATGCTTGGGAAAAATTACTAAAGAACATTGGAAATATTAAAAAAATAAGTGGATAGAGTTTAGGAAAGTAATGGAAAATTGTTTATTAAAGAATAACAGTATATGTTTTTAAATACTACTTGACCTTGATGAAAAAACGACTAATACATAATTAAAGAATAACAGTATATGTTTTTAAATTTTTCTTTCATTTACAATAGATTTCTCCTTTCTTTTATTAAAGAATAACAGGATATGTTTTTAAATATAAATTTTATTTTTGAATTATCTTTCCAATGTATTTATTAAAGTTTAACAAAATTTGTTTTTAAATTCACAATAGAAATAATATTTATACCCTTTTATAGATTAAAGTTTAACAAAATTTGTTTTTAAATTATATTGTTTTTTCTCTATTTTTTAATACTCTTTCTTCATTAAAGTTTAACGGAATTTGTTTTTAAATCCTTATGTTGTGGTATTAATCAACTTAACTATACTATATTAAAGAATAACAGAATTTGTTTTTAAATCATAAAATAAAAGTTACGAATTGTCCTTTACCTATTATTAAAGAATAACTATATAAGTTTTTAAATGATTTTCCTTACTTAAAAATTGGTGTTAAATACTTAAATTAAAGTGTAACAAGATTTGTTTTTAAATAAAAAAAGGGGGATAGTATTATACCTCTTTTACTTCATTAAAGAGTAACAAGATATGTTTTTAAATTGCAAGGTATACATTATATAAGCATTTATATTATCAATTAAAGTTTAATAGAATTTGTTTTTAAATGGTGGAATAATACTATTATCTTTGAGATATTTTTTAAATTAAAGTTTAACAAAATTTGTTTTTAAATGTAAAGCCTCTAGTAAGCATATAAGAAAAATTTTCATTAAAGAATAACAAGATATGTTTTTAAATTAATGAGTTGTAAACATTTAAAAACTCCTTTCACATTATTAAAGAGTAACAAGATATGTTTTTAAAAATGGAAAAGAAAGCACAAATAAAATTAGAATATTTAAAATTAAAAATTAACAGGATATGTTTTTAAATTAACTCTTCTCCCTTGTGCTTTAAATTAAAGTTTAACAGAATATGTTTTTAAATGTGATTAAAGTTTTTTCTATTTTTTTTCTTAGTTTAATTAAAGAATAACAAGATTTGTTTTTAAAAACGAGAGAGAGATTTTCTTTTATTAAAAATTAACAGGATATGTCTAAAGAAATAAAGAGGCTAATTCAACTAGCCTCTTTATTTATGTAAATTACAAATTAAAAATTGTTTCACAAGTAAATTTCTACAATTAAATCATTTGAAATATTTTCAGGGATTTCACTATGAAATTTACAAATTTCTCTAAAAACTAAATTCCAATCTAATCCACCTAAGCCACAACCAATTTTTGGCATTGCCACCGACTTTATATCTCTTTTTTCAATAGCAATTTTTAATTTCTTTAACCCATCTATGATAAAACCTATCCTAGAGTTATCTTTCCAATGTATTTTAGTCGGAAAATTAATTATTTTCTTATTGTTTTCAGATATGATAAGAAGTTTCCCTACTGTCAAATCACCTGAATTACAATATTTTTTATATTTATTAAAATTTTCAGGAAATTTTTCCTTAAATTGTAGTGCTAAACCTTTTCCCATAACCCCTACTGTATTTACAGGATTAACTAAATATTCGCAATCAGAATTAAATATATCTCCATTTTCAATTAATTTTAACATTGCAATACCCCCAATAGTTGTGCTTTTCTTTTTATTATTATACCATAATATATATAGTATGTCAATATCAATATTAAACCATTTAGATACAAAAATAACTTGAAATTTTAAGAGAAATATGATAGTATATAGATGTGAAATTTACCAAGTGATTTTTTAGAAAAGTATGAATTTATGATATTTTAATCTAATATTAGAATTTTTATGAAATGCTTGGAAAAAATTAATAAAGGACATTGGAAATATTAAGAAAAGTAAGGGGATAGGTTTAGGAAAGTAATGAAAAATTGTTGATTAAAGTTTAACAGGGTATGTTTTTAAATTTCCAGGTTCTCCAGAAACTAAAATTAAATCTTGTCTGAATTAAAGTTTAACAGGGTATGTTTTTAAATGATTTGTTTTTATATCCTCAACCATATCGTCCAAATTAAAGTTTAACAGGGTATGTTTTTAAATAGTTGAAATTCAACTCTTTTCTTTTTTATAAGTTTATTAAAGTTTAACAGGGTATGTTTTTAAATTTAAAAGCTGTATCTAGTATATCTGTGTACTCTTGTATTAAAGTTTAACAGGGTATGTTTTTAAATATTCTATATAGTTCATCAAGCATATTTTCTTTAAATTAAAGTTTAACAGGGTATGTTTTTAAATAAAGTATGTTTATTTATAAATAAAGTAAAGAGTGTTATTAAAGTTTAACAGGGTATGTTTTTAAATACTTGCTCTATTACAAGCTATATCGCTTGTTCCTGATTAAAGAATAACAGTATTTGTTTTTAAATTCAAATTCTAAATTAAAATAATCATCTGTATTATGTATCGTTAAATTTTAACAGAATTTGTTTTTAAATTTGGAATGGATATATCTATACTTTTATTTTTATTTGTAAATTAAAGAGTAATAATATATGTTTTTAAATAGGGGAATTGATAATTCGCCACTTTCTAAGACTTCTATAAAAGAATAACAAGATTTGTTTTTAAATTAATTAATCCTCGACAAATTAATTATAGTTTAAAAAAATTAAAGATTAACAGGATTTGTTTTTAAATTAATTTTCACCCCATCTTTTAAAAAATATAACCAATTAAAGAATAACAGGATTTGTTTTTAAATATGTTTTCTAATGTGAAAAATGCTTGTAATCTTGAAATTAAAGAATAACAGGATTTGTTTTTAAATTTTTTTAACGACATTTTAGAACCGAAATGTTTAAAAATTAAAAAGTAACAGTATTTGTTTTTAAATACTATCCCATTTAAAAAATAAGAGTATTCAGGATTATTAAAGATTAACAAGATTTGTTTTTAAATAAACAATCTTCTGAATTGTATTCTAAAGTATTGCCTATTAAAGATTAACAAGATTTGTTTTTAAATGGTACTCCTAATATTTCAAACAGTTCTTAAATTAAAGAATAACAGGATATGTAAAAAAATAAAAAGGTTAGTTGTTTAGACTAACCTTTTTTTTATGTTAAATAAATATAATTATATTACTGAAAACTTAACGATATAACTTTTAATTATGGCTCTTACATATTGCTCCAATGCTAACAAAACTTCATTTTTTTCTTCTGATAACTTTTTTAAAGTTTCAGCAACATAAGGGTGTATGCCATTTTCTATGTATTCCATTTTTTCTTGTTCTTGGTAAATTTTTTTTAACTTTTTTCTAAGTTCTTCATCTTGATTTTCACTCTTTAGCGACATTTTAGAACCAAAGTGTTTAAAAAAACCTTTTTGTTCGTAACAATCTAAAGGATTATATTCTAAAGTATTATCCTTATTAGAATGTCCAGCAAGATATAGATATTTTTTCTTACCACCTAAATTACTTAGAATATCACTTAGAAGAATTTCTTCTTTATAATATTTTCCTAACCTTTTATTCCAAGTTGCATTATAAATCAAACTCAATGCAATCGCTGAAATTAATTTTTTAGCATTTTCTTTCCAAAAACTATCATAGTATTTAGAATTGTTTTTATCTTTTAAATTAGAATAAGTTTCAACTAATTCATCAACAAAAACAATTAAATCATTATCACTTTCTCCACCATTGCAAACAACCTTAATTCCTGAATTTTTAACTAATAAATTTTCTAAATTTCTCATCATAAAATTCTCCTTTCATTTTTTTTGTTTTTTATATTATACCATAAACAAATATATTTTTCAATTTCTTTAAAATTTATTTTTTTAAAACAAAAAAAGAGAATAAGGAGCAATTCTCTTTTTCTTTTAACTCATTTGATTAATTGCGAAAAGCTATTGTTACATATTTTATACATATTTTAAAAGTTTATTTATTATACAAGTGTATTATACCATAAAATTTTTAAAAATGCAAGTCTTTTTTTATAATTTATTTAATTTTTCTTTAAGTTCTTTTAAACAGTTATCACATAAAATTATTTTATTAGAGTAATTATAATTTTCTCTTTCAACAACTAAAACATTCAATTCATTTTCTTCTTTTTTACAACCACAACTTGAACATCTATCACCTAAAAAAAGATAATTTTTTTGTTTCTTTTCTTCACCATTTTTTTCAATTATTTTTATCATAAGTTTCAACCTACCTTTTAAAAAATATATCCATTGTTTTCAGAATATCTCTTATTATGATATTCTTTTATCCAATCAGGATTAACTTCAATTTTTCCTATATCATTTATATCAAAAGTTTCTTGGTTATAAAACGGAATATAAGACATTGTAAGTCCACCTAAAGCTATTTCGTTATAATCAGAATAACTTTCTATAACTTCATCTATAATTTTTGTTAAATCAATCTCTAAAAATTTATAATCATCATTCATATATTTTTGTAAATTATATCTTTTTAAGTTTTTAGAAAAGTCAGGTACAGTCGCACCAAAAAATCCACAGACGATTTTGTTATCAAAAGCAACTTTATCATATTTTACAAGACTATATGCTTGTATAAAATAAAGCATTTTATCAATTTGAAAAGCAACTAAGTCATTTTTCTTGTGTAACATATAAGAAATAATTTTATCTAATTTAATTTCCATTTTTTCTCCTTTTTCTATTTTAATTGATTAGAAACTTATTCAAAAAGTCTTGAAATAATTTCTATTTTTTTTCGTTCATTAACATATTACGCTTTGCTAAAATATAATTAACTCTTTTATTTTTAACAATTTTCTCTTGTAATTCTTTTGGTAATAAATCAAATAGAATTTTTTTATCGTCATTTTTTATTGCAAATAAACTTTTAGGATTATTGTTTAAAAAATATTCAGCCGAACATACATAAGCACTACATATCTTTGGTTTACTTGCATTATGGTAAATAGAACATTTTCCATCAATCAAGAATGGACAAGTCCACCATAATTTTTCGTTATCACTATAATATTTTTCTAAATGTATTGGTTTTAAAATTCTTTTTAATTTTCTAAAATTCATAATGTTAGTTCCTACTGTTAAAGAACAACATTCGTAGCAATTTTCAGGACATTTTCCATTTGTCATCAACAAATTTTTTCCTAAATGTTCTTGTATCATATTAAATAATCCATTCATATATATTCACTTCCTTTGTTTTATGTGTATATTATATCATAATATATATATTATGTCAATAATTTTTAAATATATATTAAACCATTTAGAAGTAAAAATAACTTGATTTTTTGAATTGAATGTGATAGTATATAGTTGCCAATAGTGAATTTTTTATTTTGTTTTTAAGTTCTTAAATTAAAGAATAACAAGATATGTTTTTAAATACTGAACAAGTGTAAGCACTGCATATCTTAGGTTTAATTAAAGAATAACAGTGTTTGTTTTTAAATTTACTTATATATTTTTCTAAATGTATTGGTTTTAATTAAAGTTTAACAAAATTTGTTTTTAAATCCTGAAGAATGGCTACCTGTATAACTCATTAAAGAATAACAAGATATGTTTCTAAAAATAAAAAAGAATAGTAATATAAAATAAAAAAAAGAGTAGTTTTTCTACTCTTTTATTTTTAATTAGCAAAAATGCTCACTTGTTTTTTACAATTTTTAGAAAATGGACTTGTTTTAGAAAATGGACTTGCAAGTCCGTTTCGCCAATGTTATTTTTCTTCTTCTTCAGGTATAATTAACATTTCATCTTTTACTTTTTCCCAAAAAGTATTAAAATCTGTTTTATTTAAAACTTTTCTTGCCTCAATTTCGTCTTTAAAATAGTTTCCTACTTTATAATCACTATCATTTTCTTCTGAATTATTTTCGGTAACTTCAATAATTCTATCGCTAACAATCATAAAATAATTTTCTCCAACTTTTCCTCTCCACCTTATAGGTTTACCAAAGTTCTTGTTTACTATATCTACAAGTTCTCTTAACTTGTATTCATATTCACTTTCAAAAATACAGGGTTTTTCATCAAGATTTTTACTTAATTTTAAATCAGACTTATAACAACTACTACCATCATAACTACTAATTTCTAAAACACAACTATATTTATCTTCGTAATGATTTCCAAGATAATGTATTATTCCAGTAATTTTACTTTTTAATGCTTGTCTTTCCAATCCTAAAATGCTTTTATCTTTTTTTGTAACCCAAAAAGCACTGTATTTATCATTGACTTTAACTATTTCTATTTCTAAAACATTTTCTCTTTCCATAAAAAACATCTCCCTTTTCTCTATTCTTTCACTTCTTTTGTTCTATATGTATATTATACCATAATATATATATTATGTCAATATAATTCAAACGAATATTAAACCATTTAGAATTAAAAATAACTTGATTTTTTTCTTTGAATATGATAATATATAGATGTAAATTTTACCAAATGATTTTTTACTAAAGTATGATAAGATAATGCTTTGAGTGAATATTGAAAAATTTATAAAACACTTGGGAAAAATTATTAAAGAATATTGGGAATATTAAGAAAAGTAAGAGGATAGTATTTTAGAAGTAAATGTACTAGAATAAACTTTTTCATATCTTCACCCCCTTTTTAAAAAATAACAGAATATGTTTTTAAATCCTTGCTAATTTAATCAAAGTGTAAAATAAAACTTTATTAAAGAATAACAGAATATGTTTTTAAATGTGTTACACCCATAGCATTTTAGCTTGTGAATTAAAGATTAATAGAATATGTTTTTAAATGCGTATTTTTCTCTTGTTTCATTGGTGAAAATTAGATTAAAGTTTAACAGGATATGTTTTTAAATTTGTAAACAACTTCTATTTTTTTTAATGTAACCTGATTAAAAAATAACAAGATATGTTTTTAAATACGATTGTTATATTTAATCTATCAGCATTTTCTAAAATTAAAGATTAACAGGATATGTTTTTAAATCACATATAGGACAAAATCTATTATTACAATAGTGAATTAAAGAATAACAAAATATGTTTTTAAATGAAAATTTTATATTAGAAGTTTACTTATATTGCCCATTAAAGAATAACAGGATATGTTAAAAAAAATAAAACAGTAATGTAAAATAAAAAAAAGAGTAGTTTTTTCTACTCTTTTATTTTTAATAAAATAGACTTGTAAGTCCATTTTATTAATGTTATTTTTCTAAATATTCAACCTTTTCATTACCTTAAAAACATTTCACTTCTTTCTGTTATTTTCATAATTCATCTCCTTTGTTAGTCCTAAATGTTCTTTCACAGAATTGCCTTGTTCTTCCCATTGCTTAGATAACTCTCCATTAGGATTTGTTATTACTTCGACTATTTCGTCTTGATGTTCTACCATAAAATCATTTATAAGACTTAATATTAATTTATTCATTTTCTTCTCCAATCTCTCCGTTTTTTTCAAATATCAAATTTTGTATTTTTCCTCTAACAATAGCTAAGATATATCTGAACTTATCTTCTATAATATCATTGTGAAGAATATTTGTTTCAAAAATATTTTCTTTTTTATAGATTTTTTTATATAAGTCAAAAAGTTCATTATTTGGTGAATTTAAGAAATTTTTTAAGAACAATAATTTTTCTGAAGTCTTTATATGATTTTTCTTTAACTCATATAATAGTTTTAAAAAAACTTCTTCACTTATTTCACTATCTTTTACATAATTAATAAGTTCATCATTTCTTAATAATTGTAATAATTTTTCTTCTGTTAAAAACAGTTCAATTTCTTCTTTTAATAATTTATTGCTTGAAAGTTTTCTTAAAAAAATATTAGAATTATTAAAATTAGTAAAACCTAATTTACTCAAATCATAATTTGAGAAAACAGTGAAAAAACTTAAAAAATCTTCGATATTACTTATTTCTAAAACTGACTGTTTTATTTCCCATTTTCCTTTTTCAAAGGCAAGTTCTGAAAAAGATAATTTGTAATTATTTTCCATTTTGCTATTCCTTTCACTTATTTTTTATAATATCCACGCCACCAGTATTCAAAATCACTATTCGGTTTATCACTATCGGCTTTATCCTTATTTTTTATCTTTTCACCTTTATCATCAACGACATCAAATAAATCAGTGTAAAATGTGGCTTTTTTACCACAATTTTCACATTCAAAATGAAAATTATTTTTCACTTGTTTTGGATTATTAGTCAAAAAACCACAATATTTACATTTGTACATAATAAATTATCACTTCCTATTATTTATCCAATTCTTTAACCCATTTGATATAAAACTCATTAATTCTTTTAAAATCAATAGCTTTATCTCTAAGTTCTTCGGCTACTTTTCTATATTCATCTATTAAGTTATTTATTAATTTATAGTGAAAATCATATTCTTTTTCTGACATTGTCAAATAAGAAGTTTTATCTGTTTCACTAGGAATAAAATTCTTTTTTGTTTCTAAGAGTTTTATTAAAAACTCTCTATATGTCAAATCACTATCCACTACTTTTAATTCTTTGAATTTCTTAGATTGAATTATTAAATAAGCTAAATCTGTTGTTTCAGGATATTTATTTTCTCTAATAATATATTCAGAAATTAATAAATGTCTGAACACTGATAATAATTTCTTTGTATTCATTCTTGTTTTGTTATTTTCAATAGTTATTTTTTTGAAATCAGTTAAAGCATTTCCTGTATAGTGAAATAAACATCTCTTAACAGAAAAATATTCAAGTGATAACTTTTTGATTTCTTTTGTAATATTTTCATATTTACTTTCTTTTAAATAGTTTATAGGACTATTTATCCATTCTAAAATGCTAGGATTAGATTTACTCAATAATTTCATAAATTTATCAAGTGAAAATCCTTTATATTCAATGTTGTTTTCTTCATCTATAATTTCAGTTGTATCTTTTTCTCTTCCAAGTCTAAGATAACTTTCGATTGTTTCTACATAAAGAAATCTTAAATCTATATCACTATTAGGACTTGCACAACCATAGGCATTGCTACCATTATCAACTGCCATAATTATTTTAACATTGTGTTTATTTTCTATTTCTTTTAATCTTTCAGTTATTAATTCTTGTTTATTCATTCTTTAAACTCCTTTTTTTAAACCTCTTTATTATTATTTTCTAATTTTGTCAAACATTGTGTTTATCGAAAAAATTGTAAAAACCACTGGAATAACCAAAACTAAAATTGTTAATATTATCGTTAAAGCATTGTTCAACATCACATTTCTCCTTTTCTTTATTTGATTTTTATATTTATATTATACCATATAAATTGTTGTTTGTCAATCAAAAAGGACTTTGTTGTCCATTGAAGTTTATTATTAATAAATTTATAAAAAAAGATGTTTACAACTAAGTAAGTTCTAAACATCAATTTTTAATTTTTAAAATTCTATTCCTAAATCTTCTTTTTCCTTAAATTTATCTTCAACTTCAATTTCCTTAAAACTTTCTTTAGTTAGACTATATTTCTTATCAAAATCTCTTTCATAACAATTTTCATATTTGTTTGCATTGAAATTTTTTAATGTATCGCTTAATTTTTCATCACTAATATTTATATTATAATTTTGTAAATCTTTTTCTATTAATTTCTTTAAATCTTTATTATTTGGATTTAATTTAACTTCTATATCTGTTCTATTAGTTTTTTCAACTTCTATTTCTCTAAAATTACTTTTATTTTTGAAAAAATCAGGTTCTTCTTCGTTTAACAGTAAAGCAATTCTATCTTTTATGAATTTATCTTCTAATTGGATAGTTCCTGTTTCTTCACTTGAATATTTGCTATTTAGAATGAAAAAATTGTTTCTTTGTTTTTCATTTGTTGAAACAACTTTATCTACAAATTCATTTACTTCTTCCATAGAATTTGACTTTTTAATTTTTAAATATTCTTTTATATTTTGTTTATATTCTTCTTCATTAAAATTATTTTCATTTGCAAATTCTTTAATTCTTTCTTTTCCATTTATAGTTATAAGTGTTAGTTCATCTTTAAAACTTTCATCTTGTTTTTTCACTCTGTCCTCTAAGTAATTATCTATATTTTTATTGTTTAAAATTCTATTTTCAAATAGATAATCCCCTTTTTCTTTGACAAAATCTTTTATATTAGTATCAGTATCTAGTTCAAAGAAAATGTTTGCTTTTATATCTCCTAAAGTATCTTCAAAAGTTTCTTGTTCTTTAATAAAATTAAGTTTTGAGTAATCTAATTGATTTTCTTTTTCAAGATATTCCATTTTTTGATAAAATTTAGGAGTTTCAGAAAAAATAACCTTTTCTTTTTCACTACTATATTGCAATCCTGTATTTTTTTCTCTTCCACTATTATAAGTTTCAATATAATCTTCCATTGTTAATATTCTATTTATTTCAGCTATATTTTTTTCAGTTTCTACTCCTGAAAGTTCAAATTTTTCATTACCTTTGTCTACAACAATATGAGTTTCAACTTCATATCCTTTACTTATATAACTGAATTTAAAATCTTCTTCAATACTTAAATCATAATCACTTTTCAAATATTCATCATCATATTTTTCTTTAATTTTATTTTCAAGAGATTTATTTCCTTTTATGCTTTCATTTACTTCATCTAATAGTTGTTTTTTTAATTCTTTATAATCATTTGATATAAATTCCTTATCTTCTGTTACAACTTTAAATTCAGTATCATTATCGTGTTTAATAATACTAAAACAAAAATCTTTATCAACATCTTTTATTAAATCTAAAGTCTTATTAAATTCCTTTTCACTTTTATATTGTTTTGTAAGTTTTTCTCTATTTAATTCAAAAGAAGTAGAATATATATCATTTTCATTTTCTTCTAAAAAATCTAAAAATGTATCTATATTTTTTTCAAGTTTTTCTTGATTTGCCTTAAAATTATTTTCTTCTTCAAAAACTTTTTCATATTTCAGTTCAGATAATTTGTCAGAAATTTCTTCGTCAACAGCATTATAATTTTGAATAACCATAGCTTTATTAGTTTTTCTTACTAAATCTTCCATTTTTTCAAAAGTCTTAATGAAATTACTATAAGAACTTTCAGAAAACATCTTATCAATACTTAAACTATTATCTTCTTCAACTGTTTTTATCAAAAATTTTTCTTTTAAACTAATTATTCGTCTATCTTTCTTAATTGTATTTTTTTCTGAATTTTTCATTTTTTCCACCATTACCCTTTTTATTTTTTTAAAAAATCACTCACTACTTTTACAAAATAATGAGTGATTTCTTAATGTAATCTTTTAATATTGTCTTTTAAATTTAACTAAATATTCAGGATTTTTTATGATTTCTTTAGCTTGATTAGTTTCGTTTTTCATACTTTTGGAATTAGCATTATTAACAATATCTTCCATATCTTTTAATTGTATATCTAATTCCATATCAGCTAAAATCATTCTTTCAATTTCTTCAGTTCTCTTAGAATTAATGACATTCTTAGATATAAGTCCAATTTCTTCTCTTGTTTGAGAAGTGATAACTGCCATTGCTTGATATAATCTCTTTAAGTTCATAGCATTTCTTTCTTGACTTTCTTCAGTGCCATCATTATCATTTAAGTGTTTCTTTACATACTCAACAGCGTCTAACATTGTCTTAAATCTTGCACCCTGATTTCCTAAGTTTCTGTTTAATTGTTCTACAACCATTAGTCTTCTTTTTAATAAGATGTCTAATCTTTTCTTAGCCTCTACTATTTTATTTGTATCACTACCAAAAGCCTTAGCAAGTAATTCATTTTTTTTCTTTCTTTGCTCTCTTGTTAGTTTCTTAAATTTTTCAGGATTGTTCCTAGCCTCATTTTCAAACATTTCAACTTTGAAATTTGCATAATAACTATCAAAGGCTTGTTCAAAAACTAAGTCATTATAATATGCGTTTTGCCAATCTCTAAAAGCATTATGTTCATTTTTAACAGCATTAGCTATTTTTTCTATTTCGGCTCTTTCTTTATATAACTTCTTTCTCTTATCTTGATTTTCATTTATATAATCGTGATTATCTTCTGCCATTAAATAACTATTTCCAGCATTTAATAAATCTTTTACATTTTCTGATTTAGCTTTATTTATTATATTGCTTTCAGCTGTTCTTCCTTGTTTTGTTTCATCTTTTTCAAATCCTGTTAAGTGAGTTGTACCCATTTCTGCCATTTGTGTATCATAAGCCTCTTGCAAAACTTTTACGCTATCTTCTGCCATTTTACTATACTTCTTTTCTGTTTCAAAGTAAGCATTTTGTAAAACTTTTGAAGTTAAGATTGGGTCTGATTTCCCCTCACTTTCAAAAGTACCTGTTGAATTACCATAGTATTCTATCCATATTTTTCTAGGTGCTTTATATACAAGTGCTGAATATCCACCTTTAGTTACAGTTGTATTAGATACAGTTGCTCCTACTCCTAAAGACGCCTCTCCTGTCGATATAAGGTTACTAGCTTTTATAACTTGAGCCATTTTTGTTGCCTCAAATTGTGTTTTTAATTGAGTTTCGGCTTGTACTCTTGGAATAGCTTTTAAGATAGTTGCATTTTTCTCATTTGCATTTTCATCATCTTCATTAAAAATAAATGGTGCATTTGAAAACGCTGTTTTTTGAACACTATCTTTAGCAACTTTAGGTTTCTTATATCCAATAACATTTCCGTCTGTACTATCTTTTGGCTTTCCTGTTAAAGCCTCTTTGAAATTATCTACAAATATTTCTTTTGTTTCTCTATGGAATTTTTCGTTTTCCTTATACTTTTTATCAGCTGGATTACTTTCATCTTCTTGAAATCCTAATGGTGTATTTTCAAGGAAAACTTTATCGACATTATATCTTTCAAAAGGTCTTGTCATATCAGGTGTTGATTTTCCAATAGGTACTCCTGTTGTTACAACTTTTTTTCCAACAGGTGTTGCTTGATATGATAAATTTTTAACATAATCATTTCTTGCTATAATTTCATCTGCTAACAAGTATCCTAATTCATAAGAAGTAGAATTGATAGCATTTCTAATTTTTCTTTCTGCTATCATATCCCATTCATTGATAAATCCCTCTACCATTTCAGCTTTTTGAATACCTTTTTCAATACCACTATTTTTAGCATATTTATTTAATGCCTTCAATATGTCTTTAGACTTGACATAAACATTTCCTATCTTAACAAGTAAGTTTCCATTATCATCTCTTAGCATATCATTTATATCATAACCTGCACTTACAAGAGCGTCTATATCTTGTTTAAATTGTCCTATCTTGTCTGTTCCTGTTAAGATAAATTTATTTACTTTTGCGTCTGCCTCTTTTACTTTGTCTACTGCTTGATTTATTTTTTCTTCAAGTTTATTAACTCCTAGTTTATCATAAATCTTATTTATTAATTTATTTTCAAAGTCATCAGCTTTTCCAACAGCTTTTTCAACTATATGAGTTACATTTTTCTCGACTTCAGATACAGCCTTTTTTGCAATTTTCACAAGTGGAGGTACTATAACTTTACTTGTTATATGAACTACAAATACATTCGTTCCTACTCCACCAAAGTTCATACTACCTTTCCATTTGTTAGCATAATCTTGCATAGCTTTCATTCTATCATTTACTGCTCCATCTAATCTTCCAATTTTTCTCCATTTTCTCCAACTGAAATTCCTTTCAAATACAGCTTTACTTTTTTCAGTTGCACCTTTTATTCTATCTAATTGTTCTCTTACAGGCGACATAGCATTGTTATATTTATCAGCTATACCATTTATATCACCTAAATTGAAATTACCTATATTTATATTAGTAAAATCTCCTACCCCTTGATATTTACTAGGATTACTTGGATTATCATAACTTGGTTTATTTGATTTAGCTTGTAAAGGAATAGTTAAAAGAATAGACAATACTAATAATTTTAATTTAAAATTTTTTATTTTCATTTTCACCACTCCTTTTATTTTTCTAAAATATATGTTTCAAAAGCCACTTTACTATTATGTTTAATTAAATCTTGTTTAGAGTTATTAGGGTTATTAATATCTCCCTTTTTCATATTCTCTAATTCTTTTTTAGTAGGCATACCTAAACTTAAAAAACTTTGTGATACAGCATTTTCTTGAAATGCTCTACTTTTAAATTTTTCAGTTGCTAGTTTTTGTTCTCTTATCTTTTCATAACTATTGTTTCTTTTAAATCCTTGTAAAGTTGTTAAAGCATAGTTAAATAATTGGCTATTTTGTCTTAGTAAACTATCTAATATTTGCATATTATCAGCTATACTTTTTTTATCTCCTTTTTGGATAAGAGCATATATCTTATCGAAAGATATATTACTTAAATCTTTATATGATAACTTTGAATAATCTATTGTTTGTCCTTTTCCTAATTTTTTCATTTCATTTATATCACCAATACTATTTTGGTCTTGTAATTTTTGAGTAAACTCAGCCATATTTGCAAGAAAAGACAGTCTTTCTTGATTTATTTCTTGAAATTTACCTCTTTCTGTATTAAGTTCTCCAATACTTCCATAAACTTCTTCCATTTTAGAAGTTGTTAAAATAGCTTTTCCTAAATCTTCTTGATACTTAGCCATTTGTTTGAAAATTTCTTGGTTTTCTTTATCTTGGTAAAATGCGTCCATACTTTCAGCATTTTTATATTTTTCTTCCAATAATTTCATATTTTCTTGTGCTATTTGTACCTTTGCTATTTGTACATAAGTAATGTTTTCCATAGTTTCTAAAATAGCTTGTTGTGTCTTAGCTGTTCTTGGTTTTTTATATCCATCAAATATATCTTCAAGTGCTTTAACGAAAGCCTTATCATCTCCAGCTACTCCACTTAATTTAGCAATTTTAACAGTAGGTTTCTTATCTTTTGCCCACATATTATAGATTATTCTTCCACCACCTAATTTACTTCCATTTCTTCTGTATTCATCTTTATAAGTAGTAGGATTTAATACTTTCGTACCCTCAATAGTCATAACTCCTCTATAATCATCATTTCTAAGTTCAGTTCTTTTATGTCCACCTCTAGTCTTTCTATCAGCTACATCTATCATAATATACCTAACATTATCTTGAGTGTAAACATTTCTATTTTCAGGATTATAGATATTATTTGCATACTTATTTTTCTTACCTTGTACTTCCTCTTTAGTTTTTGTATAAACTCTATTATTTAAGTCTGAATAATCAATCTTAGGTGCTGTTTTCCCTTTAGTTTCGTATTTCTTTTCTTGCTCTTGTTCTTGTTGCTTTTCTATTGCTTTATCAACTAAATCTTTAGATTGAAATTTATCATACATTTTATCAGCTTGTTCCTTAGCCTCTTTTGTATAAGAGGCTAAAGAACTTACAGATAAAATAGTGAAAAGTACAAACATAATTTTCTTAAAATTCATAGCTTTTTCACGCTCCCCTTTTTATCTCCAATTTTCTTTATAAGTTTGTTTGATATTAACATTTACATTTTGATTTCCTACCAATAAATCTTTTAAATCTTGTTCACTTATTCTAGTAGGAGAACCACTTCTAGCAAGTCTATCATTGATTTCATCAACTTTCTTTCTTATATTTGCATTAGCTTTATCAATTCTTTCTCCAATAACTTTATTGTATTGTTGATTTACTTTATCATTGATAGCTGTTGTTACTCTATCAATTCTTCCATTAATTTCATTAAGTGCCATTTCTTCTGCTCTATTTACATATCTATCTGCAACTCCTGTCGGATTGTTAGCAATTTCTCTGATTTGTCTTGTCGCATTAGCAAGTCTTTTAACTGTTTCGTTATTATTTATACTTTCTCTAATTTTTTGTTCCAAAACGCTCTTACCTAATTGTTTTGCTCTTTCAATTTTACTTTCTAAATATTGTCTTAATTTTTCAGAAGTAATATTGTTTGTAACACCACTTAATAAATCTTTTTGTAATGCTGATAATCCATAACTATCTATTAGTTTTTGTCCTAATAAATCATTACTTACATTATCATAATATCCTAAATCAGATAATTTATCTTCTATAACAGCTTGAACAGTTCTTCTTTCAGCAATTATACCTTGTGCCATATTATCTGCATATTCTTTTTGCTCATCTGTCAATTTCTTTTCAGCATTGCTCATTCTTTTTAATCTTAATTTTTCTGTTGTATACTCTGCCTCTGCTTTATCTTTTAATTCTCTAATTTCAGCATTTCTTTGCATTTCCATTGCATACATTTTTTGCACTTGTTCTCTCATATTGATTTCTACAAATACACTACTCAATGAATTAAGTCCTCTATGTACTCCCCCCATAGTTTCTGCTAAAAGTTGTAAGGCTTTTATATGGTTATTAGCATTAGCTACTCTTTCACTAAATACCTTAGCCTCATAGTTAGAGGCGTCTGCCTCTATATCTTTTTCTATTTGTGAAAATTGTTTCATCATTCTTTGTAAAACTTTGTTTTCTTCAGCTAATTGGTCTTTTACTAATTCAGCTGGTGCTAAGTTAGGAGAATATGCTCCAAATCTTTGTTTTACAGATTTTTCTAACTTATCAAAACTTGCAAGAGAATTACTTACATCTCCTTGTATTTTTTTAAGTTCTTCTTTTCTTTCTTTTAAACCTGTCATATAGTCTTTATAAAAAGCACCATCATTTGAAGATGTTTGAGCCATATTATTTTTCCATTCAGCTGTTTGTAATTGCAATCCTTTCATTGCATATTCAAGTGTTTCTATTTGTTTATCCAAGATTTGTAATTGAGTTTCTTCTGTTGCCATATTATCGGAAAATTTAACTCTGATTTCAGATTTAACTTCCATTTCGTTCATATCTCTTTCTCTGTTCTTTGGATTTAATCTTTCTGTATACCAATCTAGCACATTGAAAGCCTCTACAACTCTTGTTGTTGTTCCTAAACTATAATCTTTATCTGATAATGAGTTATACAATGCGTCTTTTACTTTAGCATTAATAACTTCTCTTCCTAAATTGTTGTAACTTCCACCTTTATTATTATTTGCAATCCCTTTAAATCTTTGTGTGTTTACACTGTCTATATACTTTCTAGCATAAGCATTATTTACTACAACTGAAAATAATAGCATTGTTATTAAAATTTTACTTTTAAAACCTTTAGTTTTCATTATTCATCACTCCTTTTTATCTTCCACTCTTAGACATATCTTCTAATACTTTCTTATATTTTTCATATTTTTCTATATCTTTTTCATAACCTTTTCTACCATTTATTTTACTTATTACTTTCATATTATCAAGTCTTCCTACTATTCTCTCTCTTTTTGCTTTTAATATCATTAATCTAACAATATTATCAGCTTGTATTTCTTCTAAGATTAATTTTGATAACATAGCTGAATTTTCATAGAATTTTCCTAAATCTCCTGTAAAGTTTTTTACCTGACTTCTTAGGTTATTTCTCATTTCATCTTTCTTTTCTTCAGCTTTCTTTTGACTTTTTTCATCTCTATTTCTGATATATCTGTAATACTCTTCACTATCTTTCTTTAAAGTCTTACCCATTTTATCCAAAGTTCTTGTCATATCTATTAACATATTTTTATTTTCAGTAATAACTTCTTGTTGATGTCCACCATTTCCAAACATATCATCACCTTGTAAAAGGTTTTCCATTTGTTGTTGATAGTTTCCTATAAGTCTGTAATTGCTCACATAATTTTTGTTGAATACAGCAAGGTCTGTACTAGCTGTTTTCAAATCATCTAAAGCTGTTTCTATTTCTCCCTCTTCAGTTGATTTCATAGCTGATTGTAATTTCATATTTACTTTATCTAACATTAAATTATAATACTTAATTTCGGCGTCTTTTTGCACTATTCTATTTGCAACGATTTCTAGTTCACGAGCCTCCGTTGCAAATCCACCCATTTTTTCAGCATAGTTGATGTTTCCTTTAAAATCTCCACCAAAATTTAACTGTTCGGCGTTTGCAAGATTAAATATAAAAATAAAACTCATAAAAATCATTGATTTTTTAATTGATTTATTGATTAATTTTTTCATATTTTCCCCCTTTATTCTTTTGATTATATTATATAACAATAATAACTTTTTTTACATAATTATCTACAATTTTGTACTACAATTTTGTACTACAATTTTTGTGTTACAATTTTCACATTACAAATTTTCATATTACAAATTTTCATATTACAAATTTTCATATTACATTTCAAAATCTTTTAAAATCACTTTATCTAAATTTTCAGATATATAGTTATTAGATTTTTCTTTGTTTTGTTCTTTAGATTTTTCATTATATCTATTTTTTTGATTTTCTTCAACTTTTATATTATCTTCCACAAATTCTTTAACATCTTTTGTATTTCCCCTTAAAAGTTGACTAGCAAAATTATAAACAGCGTTTTCTATTCTTTGTTTACCAATAGCCTTTGTAATTACTTTGTAAAATCCAATACTTAAATTTTCATTTTTAATTTCATTATCAATATGATTTAGGACTATCTTACTTACTTCCTTAGACTTGTTTTCTATAAATTCTTTCTTTTCTTCATAATTTATATCAGGATTATCTTTTATTTCTTCTCTAATGTCTTCTAATTCTTTAAAAGTGCTACTCAAAACATTTGTCTTATCACCTGCTATAAGCAAAGAATTTATATGTTGAGTATTTTTTATTCCTATGTCTTTATAGGCTTTTTCTAATTCAAGTTCAGTTTTATAAAACTTATTCATAAAGTCTTTAACTTCTAATGCACCTTTTACTCCTTTATCTAAAATAGATTTCATAATATCTTTATAATTTTCTTGTCCAAATTTGATAAATTCTTCTGCATTGAATACCAAAACCTCTCCTGATTTTGTATCTGTACCCAAAATTTTAAAGTTTATATTATCTCTAAGATTAGTGTTCTTAAAATCTAATTCTTCATATTTTTTAAAATCTGATACACTAAAGTTTATATTGCCAAATTTCATATCATTTTTAGCACATAGTTCTTGTGTTTTTAATAATTCAATCTTTATTTTATTTATTTCACTTTTTTCTTCATTTGTTAAATCACTTTCTAAGTAAAAACCATTTTTTTGTCTTTTTCTCTTTAGTTTATCTATATCTGTACTTGATACTTCTTCCATTCCAAACTTATTTCTAAGTTCATTATATCTTTTATACCATTGTTCTTTATTCTTAATCTTACTTCCATATTTAGCAATGGCTTTTTGTTGTAATTCTTTTCTTTTTTCTCTATCTTCACTTATGAAAGTAGCTTTATTAGTTTCTTTTTCCTGTACCTTTTCTTGTATTTTTTCTTGTATTTTTTCTTGTGTTTTTTCCTGCACTTTTTCCTGTATTTGTATTTTGTCCTTATCTTCAATTTTTATACTTTGTATTTCTCTTGCTTTTTTAGGTACATTTATTTTTACATTTATATTATTTTCAATTTCAATACTATCATCAATACAATACTCTCTTTTTATATCTTCAAGTCTTGTTGCAAAATTAATAGCATATTTTTCTTTTACATTTTGATATAGTTCTTTAGTATACATTTCATCTTTTTTAGGAATATATTTTTGTTCTGTTTTATCAAAATAGATGTTGTTAGTGTATATTTTCTCAAAAATATCAAATGTTTCAACTGTATTTTTTTCTGTATTTTTTACAAAAAATTTCAAATGTTTATTTCTTTCGTCCTTTATATTATCTTCATTAGGTATAGAAGTAATTTCATATTTTCCTATTCTAACACCTAATAAATCTTTATTGTTTTCCAAATTATCTTTGTTTATAGAACTTTTATTAGTTATCATTGTCAAAATCTTATCGACTTCCATATATCTTTTTTTAAAACTTGGACTATCTCTTAATTGCTCATCTTCTTCTATTTCTCTTTTTTTACCATTCCCAAAAAAATCTAATATTCCCATTAATCTACCCCTATTTATAATCCATTTTTTTTAAGAAACAGGTATTATTATCACTTGAAAATAATACCTGTTCTTTTTAATTTTTTTACTCTAACTTAATTCCTCTAAGTTTACATTTTCAATAAAATCTATTGCTGTTTCTAACTCAAATTTATTAATTCTATTAAGTTGTGCTAAATTTTTCAACCAATTTATATTAAGTTCTTTTAATGAGTTAGCGTCTGCATAAACTTCATCAATAAGGTTTTGCATTTCTTTACTTGCAACCCCTACATAAGCAAGGTCAACATTTGTTAATTGCAATGAGAATATACAAGAACCTTGATGATTTTTCATAAAATATTCTCTCTTAGGTATTGCATTTTTTATAGCATTTATTTCTGTTTCATTAAATCCAAATGCTTGATAGATATTTTGCCAATCTTTTGTATGTACATCTCTATTAGGTAATGCAATCTTAGTGAAACATTGGTCTAAGATACTATCTCTTATATCAGAATTTAATATATGATTTCCACTTTGTGTTGCGAAAATATAATGACAATTCTTTTTTCTTGAAGTTAATAATTGTCTTTTTAAAATAGGTGTAAAGTATTTGTTACTGAAAAAGGCGTGAGCCTCATCTGTTATTACATAAGTAGGTTTACCCTCTGTCAATCTTTGAGTTTCTATATAAAACATCAAATACATACTTAATGGATTTATTATCTTTGGTATATCCATAATTTTACCCATTTCAAATACAACTACTTGTGCTTTTCCAATTTCTTCGTTATTTCCGTCAAAATACATTCCATAAGCACCATCTTTTGTATAAATTCTTAGTGCCTCTTTTATAGCTGGGTTTTGAATAAAAGCAACAAGTCCTGATATTGTTCTATCTTCCACAGGCTTTGAGGCTAATAGTTTTAATGCTTTCCAAATTTCTTCGTTTGCCTCTGGTTTTAATAAATCTTCGTTTTCTTGTGCAATTAAACATTTTATAAAATTATCAGCCCAACTCATTTCCATATCACTATCTAATCTCTTTAAAGGTTGAAATCTTATATTATCTCTTTCTCCCCCTATATCATAGAAAACACCATTATTAGCCTTACATAAGGCTCTACTTGAACTATCCACATCAAAATAGAATACTTGTGTATCTTTATATTTTAACGAATAATTAGCGATAGTATTAAGTAATACTGATTTACCACTACCGATACTTCCTAAAATAATTGTGTTACCAACATCTCCATCAAAAATGTCAAAGAAGAACATTTCTCCTGTTCTATTCAATGTTTTGATTAAAGCCTCATCTTTTCTTTGATTTATATAAGGACTTCCGTTCCAACTACTACTTGTAGAAATAAAATAAGGAAAAGCTGTTGTATGGATAGGCATTTTTCTAATGTTTGCCTTTATATTACTAGGAACAGCACCTATATATGCGTCTAAACTATTATACTTATCATCAGTGGCTTTTATATCAGAACTGATAAACTCTCTTAAAACTATTTGTAAATTGTCATCTAATCTTTTTAAATTCTTATCTTGTAAAATAAGTGTTTGCGTCATTATTCCAAATCCTACTTCATCATTTCTTAAATCTTGTAAAAGTAGTCTTGCCTCTTCTGATAAACTTTCTTCGTGTTCATCAGCTTTAGTATTTTGTGCTGTTTCTTTACTAGACGCCATTACCAAGTATTGAAACATACTATGTTTTCTAAAATTGTGGAATTGCATACTCTTATTTACCATTTCTATTGCCTCTTCTTTAGTAAGTGGAACAAATCTACTCACAAATCTTAATTCAAATGGTAAATTAAATATTCTTCTAAAAGTATTAGATGTTATTTCATTAGGTAAAAAGTTTTGAGATATTATCTTTGTATAATAATCTCCTACTTTAAAATGGTCTTCGTCTGTTAAATCACTATAAGGAATATATTCATCTATGAAAAATCCATCAGGAGGACACATTCTATTTTCTTTTGCTACTATTTCTTGTGGATTTACTGAATATGAAAGATAATTTATTAAATCAGTTCCACTTAAAACTTCATAATGAGGTACTGCCTCATTTAAAAGTCCTAAAAATAAATTGAAATTTTCTTCAAAGTTTCTCATTTCTTTTTGATAAAGTGCCATTGATTTTTTTACTTCTTCTTCTTCACTTTCACTTAATGATTTCTTTTTCTTAACTTTTTCTTTTTTACCTGAATTTTCAGATAAGATAAAATCTTGTAAGGCTTTCATATTTTCATTATTGATAATATAAGAAAATGTTATATAAATTTCGTTATGAAAGTATTCCATATTTTCAAATTTGAGTTGCCTCATATATTCACAAAGTCTTGTAGTAAGTGGTGCATAAGGTCTTTCCTTTAATTCAGGACATTTTCCTTTCATTCTTATCAAATCGTGATGAATATAACAATTTTCAGGTAAATTTTTGAATAACATATTGAATTTTGTGTATAAATAGTGTGCTGAATTATCATCTAAATAATCTTTATCAGCATTTCTTATTTTTACACATCTTGCAAAGCCTGGATACTTTAATGTCATTGTTCTATCATCTAATAACATTTCAAAAGGTAACTGAAAACTTATGCTATCAGTTATTTTTGTTAAAGGTTTATTCACAGCTGTTACAATTTTCCTGATGTCTTTTCTTTCTTTCTTTCTCTTTTTTTCTTCTAAAAATTGTCTTTCTTCTTCAGTCTTTGGCTTTCTTTTAAATACATTAAAAATTCCCATTCTTTTTTCCCTCACTTTATTTAATTTTTTTATATATCTTAAATATATAATTAAGATATATTTTATAAATATCTCTACCTAATTATAACATTTTTTAAAAAAAAAACAAAATTTTATGGTATAATATAAAAAAATAACTTGACATTGACAAAAGCTAGTGAAATCTAATTTCTTGTCAATTCGCTTTATAAAAATATTTATAAAAAAGGAGAGAAAAATGGATTTTTTAAAAATTTTATTTACAGGAACTATTTTTATAGTTTTTTTAAGTTTAATTATTTCAATAAGATATATAAAAATCAAAATAGATGAAATGATTAAACTTGGTAATTTCAATAACACCATAGAAGAATATTCTTTACTTTCATCTTTTAAAACAAAAAGTTATTCTGATGAAATGGTACTTTTAACATTTGGAGTTATTTCTTATATATTTTCAAACTTTTACTATGAATTGTATTTAGTTAATATTGTACTTCTTTTAACTTTCTTATATTCATCATTAGTAACAATACAAGGTTTATTCTTTCGTAGGTTATATGAACAACCTTACTTTGAAGAAGAAAAATTATATGAAACATCTAATGACAGTGTTTTTAATAAAAGTTTAGAAGATAAATTAAAAAAAGTTAAATTATTAGGTAAAGAAAATTCAATGACTAAAAAGGTTGTAATCTTTGAATTTATGAAAACAAAAATCGAAAATAATGTTTTAAGAAAAATGATACTCTTTATTTATTTCTATTTTGTTAGCATTTCACAAATGTTATTACTCATTTTCGGAATTATTTATTGGGTTTTAAAAATCAAAGGCAAAATATAAAACAAAATAAAAATATTTATTAACTTTAAATAATCTTATATATGATAAAAGAGGTATATATATACCTCTTTTATTTTATTTAATTCATTCGGGTAGGTAATTTTACTATATTGAAATCAATTAGAATGGAAATTCATCATCTGAAATTTCTTCCACATTAACTTCTTCTTCAAAATCTTCAAAAGTCGGTTCTTCTTTTTTTGTTTTTTCTTCGACTTCAACTTTAGTTTTTTCTTCTTTAGCCTCTTTTTCAGATTTTTCTTGATTTGCTTTAGCGTCTTCTACTGAATTTTTTTCAGACTTCCCACTTTTTTCTTCCCATTCTGCTTTTTCTTTTGCTAAAAATTCTTCTTTTTTCCCACTTTTTACTGCATTAACATATTCAAGTTGTTTCTTAGCAAATTCTTTTGTACTTTCACTTGTCTTATCACTTTTAATTTTTTCGTCCAATGCGTTTGTAACACTTTTATAATTTTTTACTATATCATCAGGTAAATCTCTAACTACTTTTGATACTTCTTTTACCATTTCTTTTACAAAATATGTATTTTTTTCTTGTTCACCTTTTAAAATACTTGGATTGTACCCTGCAATTCTTCCATATTTAGAAATTTCAGAAGAATTTTCATCAGTGATTTTAGGGAAAAGATTTCCTGTATGTTCTTGGAAATTCTTAGCTAATTCTTTGAAATTTTCAGTTTTTTCTTTATCTACTTCTCCATTGTCGTTCTTTACTTCATATTTTTTAACGAATTTTTCATCTATAAGTTTTATAGCATATTCTGTTTCTGTAAAATCAGGTTTTGGTGTATCAGGATTTGTTTTTACATCAGAATTATATCTAATTTGTGTGTTCTTTTGTGAAAACATTGTATCGTCCAATTCTTTCAAAACTGATAATTTTATCTTATCTTTCATATCGTGTACATTAGGTTCAACTTTTGTTATTGGTTCTCCTTTTTGATATTGATTGAAAGCGTGTTCTTTAACTTTTCCATCTTTATCAATAAGAGTTACTTTTTGATTTAAAGTTTCATTATTTTCAATGAATTTACCTATATCTTTCTTTTTTAAATCTTCAACTACATTTTCTAAAATCTTTCCTGACGCTGTATTGTCTGTAAACGCATAAGTTGACGGTCTTAAAGCTAATTTATCTAAATTTTCAATATTTAAAACTTCATTTATTTTCTTTAAATCGTCATAATCTTTTTTTGTTTTTGAAGAAAATCCTTTTAAATCATCTTCTGTAACTTCCTCAAATTGTTTTCCTGTTTTTTTAGTGAAATCTTCTGACATTTCTTTTTGGTCTGCTTTTAATTTTTCAATTTCATTATTTGCAAAATTGTTTACAACTTCATCAAATTCTTCTTGTGTATTAGCTTTTCCCAAAGCGTTTTTAAAGTTTGCTACCATAGGTACATAAATTTCTTGAATTGCTTCTCTACTTGCAAGTCCACTTTGATATAAAGCTATTTTGTTTCCATCTTTGTCTGTTTTTGCTGTGGAACTTTCTTTAACTTTTTTTACATTTTCATCTGTTAAAAAATCTCCAAGTGTAAAATCTCTTAATTGTAAAGTTCCTTCAATTTTCTTTGCTTTTTCTTCTTCTGTTGCTCTTATTACTGTTTTTTTATCTGCCATTTTCAATACCTCGCTTTTTATTTTTAATTTTTTAATAAACATACAAATTCTTAATTTTTAACATTTTTTTGATATACAAATTCTTAAAAGTCGTATTCCCTATTTTTGTCATTTTTTTCTTTGATTTCTTCATAATCAAATTTTTTGTTATTAGTAGATTTTTCACTTTTTTCATTTTTTTCTTCATTTAATCTATCTTCATATTTTAAATCAAGATTTTTCTTTTCTTTTGAAATATCTTCTATAATTACTTCTATATCTTCTTTTTCAAGATAATCTTTACCATTATTTAGTTTTTCCAAAACATTATCACTAATCAAATCTTTAAAACATTCTGTCAAAAGGAATTTACCATACTTATCTTGTTCTTCTACATATTTTTCTTCTGAAAATGTTTCTCTTGATAAATATTCACCTGAATTATTAGATAAATCTCTTATATTTAATAAGAATTTAACTTTATCTTTATCAGAAAAATACTCATCAAAGTGTTCACTTCTTTTACCTTTTTCAGTAATATCCTTAGCGACTTCAAAAGGTACATTATTTTCAAAAAGATTTATGCCATTTAGTTTTTCGTTGTATGGTACTGATATTATTTCTGTTACATTTGGAAAATAAGATTTTGACTGTAATAAATCTAAGTTATCTTCAACTAATTCTTTTCTTTTATCTTGTGATAGATTATTTGCATAATTATCGACTAAGTCATTTATACTATTAGATAACTTTGAACCGAAGTTTTCATCAAATTCTACTCTTTCGTCTGTTCCTGAAATACTTTTCATAACATTTGACATTATGTCTAACTTGGCAATTTCCAATTCTTTTTGTGATAAGATTTTAGAATTTTTTTCTTTCATCTTAACCACCCTTACTTTTATTTTTTTTAATGAACTTTTCCATTCATTTTATTCATTATAACACTTAATAAAAAACTGTCAAAATATTTTAAGAATTTCTTAAAATTATTTTACAAATTTCTTAAAATATGTTATCATATATTAAAATAAAACACTGAAAAAGGGGGTAGAATTTTTTTGAAGAACATAAAACTATACTTATCTAATATCAGGTTAAGTAATGAAGAAACACAAAAAGAAATGGCTATGAAATTAGGTTTATCTGATACAGCATTATCTTTTATAGAAAACGAAGTAAAACCTGTTGACGCCTTATTTCTTGAAAAATTATTTAAGGTATATAAAGATTTAAAGAGCATAGAGAAACAAAGAATAATAGGTTATTATCTTCATAAAAAGGAAGAACAATATAACTTAGAAAAACAAAGAATAACACAAGAATTGAATAAGATAGATGAACTTATTAAATTCGCTAATGTAAATAATAAAAGTAGTAAATTTGAAATAATTTTAAAAGAATTAATTAAAATGGAAAAGAATAGCGAAAAGAAAAAATAAAGGAAATTGAAAAAATATAAGAATATAAATCGGAGGAAATAATGGATAAAAATTTAGAAAATGAAAGCACTCTGAATTTAGAAAAATCTTTTCTAGGGGGAGTTTTCTGTATAACAAGTAAAAAGGATTTTAGTCAATTATTACATATAATTAGTCCAAAGCATTTCTCTACTACTATGAATAAAGATATATTCAGTGCTATGGAAAAGAAGTATGAAGAAGATAAAATAAAAAAAATAAATGAGTTTGATTTTGAACTTCCTAAAGATACTCCTAAAGATATGAAAAATAATAATGATAATAATGAAAATAAAGATAATAGTTCATTAGACAGTTCACTAGATGAATTTACTGAAATTGATAATCCTGATTTATTGGTATTTGATTATGACAATTTAGTAGATACTATTCTTAAAACAAATAAGAAAACAGATGAATTTGAATTAAGAGTTTATTTAGATGAGATGTTAAGTAACAACTTCTTTTCTTTCGATTTAGAAGATAAAGCTAAACTTATTGTAGAAAAAGCTAAACTAAGAGAAATAGAAAGTTTTGGTAAGAAGATTAGTAAACTTACAAAAGAAGTTTCTTTAACAAGTGAAGAAGTAATTGAAGAAATAGAAAAAGGTATAGATGAATTAAATCACAAGAAAATGCCTAATACAGTAGTTAGTGTTAAAGATATGGCATTAAAGCAATTAGCCTTAGCTGATAAGATGAATGGAAATATTAGTAATGCTGGGTATAAAGTAGGATTTAGTGTAATAGATGATAAATTAAATGGACTTTCAAAATCTGATTTAATAATCATAGCTGGAAGACCCTCAATGGGTAAAACAGCATTTGCCTTAAATGTTCTTTTAAAGTTTTGTGAAAGAAATGCTAAGTTAAATGCTTTGTTTTTCTCATTAGAAATGCCACCTGACCAATTATACTTTAGACTTGTAGCAATGGAAAGTGATATACCTATTTCAAAATTAAAATATGATAATGTATATAATGATGATGAAATTACACAAAAATATGTTGAGGGGTTATCAAGAGTTACAACTAAAAATATAAATATAGCCGATACTTCATCTTTAACTTTGTTTGAACTTAAACAAATTGCTAAAGCACAAAGAGATAGTAAAGGTTTAGATTTAATAGTTGTAGACTATTTACAACTTTTAACAGGAGAAAATAAAAGAGGACAAAACAAACAGCAAGAAGTATCTGAAATATCAAGAGGTTTAAAACAACTTGCAAGAGAATTAAATATTCCTATAATAGCATTATCACAACTTTCAAGAAGTGTAGAAAGTAGAAGTGATAAAAGACCTATGCTTTCAGATTTAAGAGAAAGTGGTGCGATAGAACAGGACGCTGATATAGTAATGTTTCTATATAGAGATGAATATTATAATCCTAATTCAAGTGATTTAGGACTTGCTGAAATAATAGTTGCTAAAAACAGAAATGGAAGTATTGGAACAGTTAAAATGCAATTTGAAAAGGAATGTACTAAGTTTACTAACTATACTGATTTTAGTAATATGAATTAAAAAAAATAAAAAAGGATATGTTAAAAAATATATGTTAAAAAATGTATGTTAAAAATAATTGAAAAATTTGACATATCCTTTCACATAAGTTAAAAATCAGTAAAATTTTAGCATTAAGTGGAGATGATTTTTATGGAAAATTTTATAATTGTTTTTTCTGTTTTATTATATGTTTTGGGGTTTTCAATCACGATTTTTGTATTAGATTTCTTTTTACGATTACTAACAGATAGAGATAAAATTAAAAAATAAAAGGGGAGATAAATTTTGAATTATCAAAATAAGACAAGTTTTTTGGAAGTTACTGTTGAGAATATGAGTAAATGGAAGAATGATTTAGTTACAATGCTTATGATTACTTTAACTCTTGAAAAAGGTAAGTGTATTCTTAGTGGAGAAAAAATAGGATATGATAACCGATTATACTCACAAGGTATGGTAGACAGGGAGTTTTTAGAAAAGAAGATAACTAATTTATTCAAAAAAGATAAGAAAATTTCATTAAATTTCTTAGATAAAGAACAAAATGAATTTGATTTTGAAATTAAGGTAGGAGATTATTATACAAAAACTTTAGGCAAAGAAAAATCAGTACAATTTTGGCAAAGAGAAGATTTTTTTAGAGAACATATAATTTCAAATAATAAATGTTACTTGAGAAAGGAAATATAGATGATAGAAGAAAAAGTACAAATAAATGAAAATAATATAGGATATGCACTAGATATGTTATCAATTCCAATAAATCATTGTTTTAAAGCAAAAAAAATTGATATTAAAGTGAATGATGAAATAATGAGAAACAATGATACGGAAAGAATAATAGACTTATTCAAAAGAGATAAGTATTTGTCTATAAAAGTAGATGATAAGGTTGCAATAGTGTTCTTTAAGAATAATTTTATAATAAAAAAAGGAGAAAATGAGAACAACTACAAGATTTTCATAAAGGAAAATGAAGATTTTGTAAGTGATTATATAAATTAAAAAAAAGACAGGATAACCTGTCTTTTTACTTACATAGTTACAGTAATTTTAATTGCCTTTGTGTTAATTCTTTGTTTAAAAACTGATACAGTTATTCTTTAGTGGTATAAATAAAAAGACTAAAACAATATTTTTTTTAAAACAAATATAGTTGCTGTTTAATCTGAAAAAGTATCAAATTCATAAAAATTCAAAATTATTTAAAAACTTATATAGTTGCACTTTAATTCTAGTTTTCCAAGTTTTTCCATAGTTTAAAAACTTATATAGTTACTTTTTAATACAAATTGGATACTACTTAACTTTATTATTTCTTAATTTAAAAACTAATATAGTTGCTCTTTAATAGATAGACATTGGTACTTTGTGAAATATCTACCTTATATTTTCTTAACAAAATCAATCAGTTTCAATTTTATTGTCTACCTATTTTAGAAAAAGTGATAAAAACTATCTGTCTATGATAAAATCATAATTTAGTTCATTTTTCTTTGGTTGAGGTAGACAATTTTTATTTTTCAGTTTTAAATTCTTTTTCAAAATCTTTTAATCCTTTTTTTCTTCTTTCTTTAATGAAAAGTCTTCTTTCTTTAATTAATTCTTCTAATTCTCTTAAATCTACTTCTTCAGCGTACTTTCTCAAAAAAACTTTGCCTGATTGTTTATATGCTTGTGCATTAGTTTTTTCTCTGTTTCTTTCTCTATACTCTCTGTTTCTTTCGGTTTGTTCATTTATTTGTTCTTTTGTTAAAGGTCTTCTTACTCTCTTTTTTTTTACAACTTCCACATTTCTCACTTCCTTATTCTATTATTTATTCTTAATTATATTATACCATAATATATATAGTATGTCAATATTTTATGAGATTATATTATACCATTTAAAAATAAAAATAACTTGATTTTTCAACTCAAATATGTTAGTATATAGATGTGAATTTACCAAGTGATTGTTTACTAAGGTATGATGAAATGGTATTTTTAATTAATATTAGAAATTTTATGAAATACTTGGGAAAATTTGTTGAAGAACATTGGGAATATTAATAAAAGTAAGGGGATAGTATTTTAGAAGTAATGGAAAATCGTGTATTAAAGGATAACAGGATATGTTTTTAAATATAAAAACAAAAATATAATATAATATATACATATCATTAAAGTTTAACAGGATTTGTTTTTAAATCTTAAACTTGTAAGTGTTTCTAAAAAATTATTTTTATATTAAAGATTAACAAGATTTGTTTTTAAATATGTCTTTTGTGAAATACTTTGTAATATACACTGTATTAAAGTTTAACAGAATTTGTTTTTAAATACAATAGTGCTTGGGTCTACATAAGGCTTAGCTTTAAATTAAAGTTCAACAGAATTTGTTTTTAAATTTAACAACTACTTTTATATTTTCTTTTTCTTTTATTAAAGAATAACAGGGTATGTTTTTAAAATTTATTTTTTTCAATAAACAAAACCACATTAAAAATTAACAAAATATGTTTCTAACTAAAAAGAACTAATATTATTTAATATCAGTTCTTTTTTTTATGTTATATACTTTCTTTAATAAGAAGATTTAGTTTTTCATTCATAAAAAATATTTTTCTAAAATCATTACTCAGATTAATATTTTTTGAAATTTGTAAAAACTCTTTCTTTTGTACAGGTTGAATAAGGTTTTTCTTTTTATCTACATCTATTATTTCCTTGATTTTAAACCTGAAAAAACTTTTTATTATTTCATTAGTTGTCCTATCATTATCAGTTATAACACAATCCATAATGATTGTCGCTATTTCTTCTTTATAACTACTAAACAATTCATTATTTTCAGTAAAATTTCTGTATTCTTTTACTAAATCATCTGTTTCTAAGTTATTTTTAATAAAGTTCACTGTCTTATTAAACAAATCACTCCTTGAAATCAGAGATATTTCATCTTTAAATAAAGAAATATAATTAGGATTAGTAAGTAATACTTTTATTACTTTTAACTCTATTTCATTTATTTTTTCATTTATTGGCTGTTCTTCTAATGTTTCAAAATTAAACTTAGAATTATTATTTGTTATTAAAGTTTTTCTTAAAACTTCAATGCTCACTTTAACTTTTTCAGATAACTTTTGGAGATAAAGTTCTTTTTCGACTTCTTCTGTTAAAATAGAAAAGAAATCTATAAAACTTTTGATAAAATTATCTTTTGCGATAATATTATTTTCAATATCATATTCTTTTATATGAGTGTTATAGATAAAGTCAAAAGCCTCTGTTGAAGATTTAACCTTTTCTAAAAATTTTTCTCTTCCTAAAGTTCTAAAAAAATCATCAGGGTCTTTTGTTTCAGTATATTCAACAACTTTTATGTTAAAGCCTTGTGATTTTAACAAAAGTATTGCTTTTTCTGTTGCTAATACTCCAGCATTATCGTTGTCAAAACATAGCAAAACATTATTTGAATACTTCTTTAATAGTTTAGCTTGTTCTAGTGTTAAAGCTGTTCCTAATGGAGCAACACAAGTATCTATATTATAATTTCTTGCTGTTAAAACATCTATATAACCCTCCATAAGAATGGAATAATTTTTATTTTTTATATTATAACCTTGTTCTATACCGAAGAGATTATAACTTTTCTTAAAGATAGGTGTATCAGGTGAGTTTATATATTTAGGTACTGTTGCGTCTTTTTCTAATGTTCTTCCACCAAAGGCTATTATATGATTACTGGCTGAAAATATTGGGAATATAATTCTATTTCTAAAAGTATCATAGAATTTTCCTTTTTCATTTTGTTTAACAAGTCCTAGTTCTAATAAATCTTCATTTGTATAACCTTTACTATTAAGATAATCATATAATTCTGCCCACTTTTGACTAGCATATCCTATTTTATGTTGTTTTATTGTATCGGTATCATAACCTCTTTTAGATAAGTATTCTAATGGTTCTCTATGTTCAAAAATATTTTCTGTAAAATACTTATGTGCGTCTTTCATAATAACATAATATTTATCATTTTCTTCAAAAACTTTTTCTTCTAGGTTTATACCTAAATCTATATTGTATTTTTTAGAAAGTTCTATTACAGATTGCTCAAAACCTATATTTTTACTTTTCATATAGTAACTTATAGCGTCGCCACCTGTACCACAAACAAAGCATTTACATATTTGTTTTTGTGGACTTACAAAAAAAGACGGATTGGTGTCATTATGAAAAGGACATAAACCTTTATAATTCTTACCAGCTTTCTTTAAATCAATATCTTCTTCTATTACCTTAACTATGTCAATATTACTTAATAGCTTTTCAACAACTTCATCAGCAATTTTGTTCATAATAAAAAAACCCCTTTCAAAATTTCGTTTAGACTAATCTCTTAACCCACTTAAAATTCGTGAAACTTGTGATTGAGATAAATCCATAAAAATAGAAATATCAACTTGTGTATATCCTTTCTCATAAAAAGCAAATATCTGTTTGTTTCTATCTTCAATAGTAGGAAATACAGGAATTTCTATCATAGTTGTTTCAACTGTTCCATTAGGACTGATTGTTTTTATATGAGTTATTCCATCATTAGTCCTTAATATACCTACAAGTTCTCCATTTTGCTTTCTTTTAAAATCAAAACTTATTATTGAACTAGGATTAACATAAGGTTTCGTATTAACAAAATTCTCCTCAATCAAAGTTATTGTATTATTTGTATTATTATACATTCTGAAACACCTCTTTTCTTTAAAGAAATTACACTCATACTTTTTTATGTTTTTCCTATGAAAAAAGTATGAATTACATAATTTATTTTAACATAACTGATAAAATAAAGCAATAAAATTATTTTTTTTATTCTAAAAAAACAATAAAATATTGGTATTGTAAAAAAAGACTTAGCTTTAAACTAAGCCTTTGTTATATTTTTAAAAATCTTTTTCTTTATCAAATTTGTCTTTATCGGTTTTTTCTACTTCTTTCATATTTTCTTTATCATTAGGTATTTTTATTTCATTTTTACCTAATTCAAATCCAAAGATATGTTTTGTTGTAGAAAAACTTTCGACAAAATCTTTTCTTGTAGGTGCTTTGTAAAAACTTTCAGTATTTTTTAGATAATCTTCACTAAATTCTTTATAGAATTTATCTATTATCTTTTGATTAGCACTATCATTAAAATCTTTCTTTTCTTCATCATATAACTTAAATCTTTCACTTTCATTTAAGTTATTGTTTGCTGTAAGGATAAGTCCTATATTTTTTTCTATTTCTCTTTGTATATCCATTGTTTCACTCTTTAAATCAGAAGTGAACATTCTTCTTGTAATTCCTAATGCTCTTACATTAGTATGAAAATCTTTATCTTTTGCGTCCATTTTTTCAAAATCAATATCAGGAGATACGCTTGGTGCTTTTTCTTTATATTCCTTAAAATCAGTTTCAAATTTATCTTTTATTTTAGATTTTCCAAATTCTAATAATTCATTTATTCCTTTTTTATAATCTTCTTCACTTCCATTAGCTAATTCTTCAATTTTTCCGTCCGAATTTAATTTAAGTTCAAAATAATCACTACTTCTTTCAACTAAAGCTACTTTTTCATCATCAACAAGTGATAAAACTCTACTTTCGTAAAGACTATCTATTCTATTTTTAACATCAGAAATTAAATTATCTGTTTTCATTTTTTCCCTATAATTACCATTTTCTCTACTTCTATTATCAAAATCAGCAAGTGAACGATAAATTATATCATTTTCTATTTCTTCAAGTGTTTCTGTTTTTACATTTTCTTCTAATTGTTTGTATAATACTTTATTTTCTTCTTTTAAATAATCAATATTTCCATAACTTTCACCTATTTTTCTACATTCTAATAGTTCTGAATAATCATCACTCACCAAATTAAATGAAATATCATTTAAAACTTTCTTTTCAAGAACATAATCATTTTTCGCACCTGAAATCTTTAACTCATATTTTTCATAATTATTTTTATCAAAAGTAAGACTAAAATCTCTACTTGTATTAGTTTCTAAGTCTTTCAAATCAACTTCTTTTAGTTCTTCAAGTGTTTTTTTACTTATCTTATCTTCTAAAAAATCCACAACTTTATCTTTAAATTCTTCTAAATTTCTTGCAACTATTTTTTCTTCTTTTTCAGTTTTTTTATTTGTAAATGCTACTGAATAGTATTCTTCGTCATTTTTCTTAATGATTTTATAACTGTTTTCTGTTCCTTTATATTCTTTAAAAGCATTTTCAAATTTACTTAAAGCATTTTGAAAGTTTTGAGCCTTATCTTCCATTTCTTTTGTAAAAGTAATAGGTGTTGCTTTTTCAAAAGCATTTTTTATTGTTTCTCTTATTCCATCATCTTTTTCGCTATATCTTTTTGCTAAAGAATAATAAGTTATATTTTTACTTACTTCATCTAAATCTTCTTTATTGATTTTATAAATATTTACTTCTGTTTTTGTTAAGTCTATATCTTTCAAAGTGTTATTTTTGGCTTTTTCTCCACTCATCATAGATAAGAAAGTATCAATCTTTTCGCTTGAATAAAAATCAGATTTATCTGTATCTTTATCTTTTAATTCAACATAAAAACTTTTGCTTAAAGTATCTCTTATATTTTGATACATTAAAGTATCTGTATCAACCTTTTTCTTGTTTACATCAAAATTAAAAACTTCTATTTTATTCAAAAACAATTTTTTCTTTTCTTCAAATTTAATTCCTTTTGCCATTTTTTCTCCTTTTTACTTTATTTTATTTTTAGTTTTTTTACTCAAAATATTGCATTTTAAAAAATGTTATGCTAAAATAGATTATCTATATTTTTTCGATATTTCAAGTAAGAATTTACAAAAATTAGATATTCTTAGAAATTAAATATTTTTCAGTTTTCTAATTTTAAAATTATTTCTACCAAATTAAACCAAACAAATTAAAGGACTTAATCAAAAAAGGTTAAGTCCTTTTTTGTATTATTTTAAGTTAAAAATCATATTCCCTGTCAGTTCTTTCATCTCTTTGATATGCTCTTTCTTTTTGATTTTCTTTTCTTTGTTCTTCTTTAAAAGAGTTTTCTCTTAAATCAGAAACTTTATCGAAATTTACTTTTTCTAGTTTTGATAAATCAGAAACTTTGACTTCTTTAATATGACTTCCTCTTTCACTAATATAATCATTGATTTTATCAACAAATTGAGATTTCTCTTCATCACTCATATTTTTAATATTTTTAGCGTCTTCAATAGTAAAGTTTTCTTCTATCATAATAAGAGTAGCTGTATTTCTAACTATACTATCAAAATCTAACGATTTGGCTATATCTTGTCTTATATCACCTTTCATATCGTATGACATTTTATGGATAACATTTTCTATTAGAACATCAGAATGACTATATCTTTCCATTTTCTCTTTTTGATTTTCAAGATTTTCAAAAAAATTATTTAAAGAACCCTCTTCAAGAGTTTTTAATACAGCCTCTACATTAGCTTTATACTCATTTTCGTCTTCACTGTAAATTTCATCTACTTTTCCATAAACATTCAAAGAAAGTCCTAGTTTATCAGCATTTTTTTCTAAAAATTTTGCTTTATCTTCAAGGTTATCTATTTCTTTTTTGAAAGTATCTTTATGTTCATCTTCAATTATTCTAAAAAGATTTGAACTTTGATTTTTCATTCTATTTTCTTGCAAAGCAATTTCTACTTTTGCAACTGTTTTACGCATAACATTTCTATCAAAATCATTTATATCTTTAACTCTAATATCCTGATACTCAGTAGAAATTTTTTCAATTAAATTATTATTTTCTTTTTCTAAACTTTCTTTTGAAACAAATTCTATTTCTTTTTTTCCGTCAAATGTTTTTCCAATTATTTCTAATGTCTTATCATTAGTAAGGACAGCTAAGACTTTATTACGATTATCTTTATCTGTATTTAATTGATAGAGATTTCTTTCTCCATCTTCTGAAACTTTACTTATGTTTAAAGTTAAATTTTTCTCTTTTTCATCATTTGTTTTTATTAATTCAAATGTTGAATTTAATTTAGTGTCAAATTTAAAATCTGATACAGTCAATCTCATTCTACTCTTCTTAGTTTTTTCAAAATAATCTTTTATTTCATCAAATTGTCTATCGTTAGAATATACATTTTTCAAAAGGCTTTCAACATTTTTATTTAATTTATTTGATAATTCCTCTCCAAATTCTCTACCTGTTTTAGAAGTTACTGTTATTTCTTGTTCAGGTAAATCATCTGTTTTATATTTTAAATGAAAAGTCTTATTTAAACTTCCCTCTGTATGTTTTATAGAAAGTTCATATTCTGTTTTACCAAAAGGATTTAAAGAGTTTAACGCCTTATCAATTCTTTTAAAATTCATTTCATAATCTTGTACCTTATCAAGAGCCATACCTACTTCTAATTTATTTGTATTAACTTCAGATAAAAGATTAATAGCTTTCTTTTCCTTTTTACTTGTTTTTAAATCATCATCTTGTATAATTTTTGTAATTTCTTTAGCCAAAAAACTTCTATCATTTTCATTTACATTTTCTATTCTAAATCTATTTTCAGTGAAATATCTCATTTTTTCATCATTTTCATCAGGTGTAAAACTTTGATTAATCATTTTAGAAAGTTCTTTTTCAGAAACAAGAAATTCTCTACCTTTTAATTCCCATTCTTTATCTTCAGGTGTTTTTTTCTCAACTTTTTTTAAAATATATTCATTGACAAAACCACCTACACCAAGAGTAAAGGGTTCAAGCAATGATTTTACAATGTTTTTTTGTTCGATTGCACCTTTTTGTATTGCGTTACCTACTTTATTTAAAACCACATCAAAAATAGCTTTTCCTTTACTTAACATATCCTTATTTTCACTAAAGAAAATTTCTTTTTTTATTTCGTCTATTTTTTCATTGCTTTTTTCATCTAACTTTTTTAGTTCTATTTCTTTTTCATCAATTTTCTTTGGTGTTACTTCAACATAAGATAAGTCTTTCAGTAAAAATCCGACATATTCTTCAGTTGTAGGTACTTTACTTATTCCATATTCTTTTGCTTTAATTTCTCTCATTTCTTTATTTTTGTCATAATATTCCCCTAAATCAATAATTGTTCTTGCGAAGTTATTATTCATAACATTATCACTGCTACTAAAAATGTATTAAAATATATTTAATACACTAGATTATTACTACTTCAATGAGTATATTTTCGATACTTTGTATCTACTCATAGTTCCTTGTACTCTCCATAGTCGTAAATTCCCGACTAGCCATCGGTACATATATATACTCTCTTTTGCTTTCTTAGTAGCTTTCTCCTTTTTATTTTATTTGAGAATATATATTCTATTTCAATTATAGCTATGCTATAATCTTATATACTTTTGCTTTTTCAAGATTTATACTTGCATTGTAATCTCTATCTATTTCTAAGCCACAATTACTACATTTATAAATCCTATCATTTAATTTTAAATCTTTTTTAACTTCTCCACAACTAGAACAAGTCTTACTACTTGGATAGAATGTATCTACTAACCTTAGTTCTATATTTCTCTCCTTGCACTTATTTATAAGTTTATTTCTTATTGAAAAGAAATTTTGTTCCTGTATAGCTTTAGAAAGATGTTTATTCTTCATCATATTAGATACTTTTAAATCTTCAATAGTAATGTACTTTAACTTGGTTCTTGTTATTTCATCTACCATCTTATTGTTATAATCATCTCTAATACAATTCAATCTATAAAACAATCTTTGTATTTTTAACTTCTTCTTATTAAAATTCTTACATTCTTTTAATTTTATCTTATTAGCTTTAGAATACTCCACACTTCTTGACATCTTTCTTTGTTCTCTTTTAAGTTTCTTTTTCAACTTTTTAACTTTTTTAGTTTTATTTATGTTTTTAAATACTCTATCATCAGAACATATAGCTGTATCTTTAATTCCTAAATCTATACCTAATCCTTTTGTATTTGTGTTTTCAGTTTTAACTATATCTTCAACTTCCATAATAAGCGATAAGAAATATCTATCAGTTTTTTTAGATATAGTACCACTTTTTATATTAGCATTTTTAGGTATGTAACCATATTCTTTTACTCTTACAAATTTCAAACTAGGTATTTTTATTTTATGCCTATAAAACTCAAAATCAGTTTTATTGTCCTTAACAAAATAAGCACCTAGTTCATTCTTACCTTTCTTTTTAAAAACAGGAAATGAACTTAAACCCTTAAAAAAGTTTTTAAAAGCCTTTTCGCCATAAATCATAGCCTGTTTTACTGATTTAGATGATACATCTTTTATCCATTTTTTATCAGGATTACTAGGTAGGTAGACATTATTTATATACTTAGAAAAATCAAAAGCACTAACAAATTTATTTCCTAATTCATATTGTTCCTGATTATATTTAATATACTCGTTATAAATAAATCTTTCAGTACCAATAGTTTTATTTACTTGTATCTTTTGTTCATTTGTTAGTTTTAATTCTATCTTTATTGCTTTATACATCTTCCACCACCTTTCTATATGTTTTTTTATGTTTTTAATTACTGCTTTTGTACTCCTTTCTGTCTGATTTATGACTGATTTTTCAAACGATTTTTAAAAGGTTTTCATCTGATTTTCAGTCGTAAAATTTTTATTTTAAATATTAATATTATCTAAATCTTTTTAATGCTTTATTTTCTCTTAGAATAGACATATATCTAGTATTATAATCAGTAGTTTCAAGATATTCTTTTGTAAAATCTTTTTCTAAAACTTTCTTTATTTCATCTACTTCATTTTCCTCTATTCTATAACATTCATATTTTGACAAACTTTTATCAAGTTCCATTCCGTTTTTTATGCCATATAAATTAAATCTATGTACATCACTTTCTAAATGATAAATTATTGGCATACAATCATTATTTAAAGACAAATTTTTCTTATAGATTATTTTTTCTCTATCATTCATTAATCTAAATGCAAAAATTTCCTCAAGTAAAAATATTTTAAACATTTTTCTCACCTTTTTTTTATATTAACAATTCACTTAATATCTTTTTCATTTTTCTTCTTATCAAATATCTTATTTTTTAAGAGTAAATCCATAACATTAGTATTTTTATCGGATTTTTCTAAATATTTTCTCAAAATTTCACTTCTTTCTTTAAATAGTTTTCTTAAAATTTTTTCTTGTTTTTTAGTTATATCCCAAATTTCATATTTACTTTCTTCTTCATCAATTCTTAATTCTTTATATTTAAGTATATATTTTTCAGCATTTTGTTTTAGAATTGGCTTTATTATTTTATCATCTAAGAGTGATAAGTTTTTCTTATAAACTATTTCATTATCTTCATTCCTAAAAGCAAATACTTCTTCTAGTAAAATAGTCTTATTGTTTTTTCTACCTTTTTCAGTTGTCATTTCTATCCCCTTTTAATAGTTTCAACCAAAATCTTATTTAACAAAACAATCCACATTTTTCAGTACGCATTAGCGTCAAATTATCATCTTCCATAAAGTCATTGCTTTTCAAAAGGCTATAAAATTCTTCCTTAGTTATTTGTTCATCTTCTGTTATCTTAGCCTTTGTATTCATAATCTCTTTTTCACCAACTATAAAAGTCTTCATATATTCTGTTACTTCAAATTCAAATCTATATCCAAATCTTTTTAGTTCTTCATTTTTTATATTAATCTTTATTTGTTTGTTTTTATATTCTGCTTTTACATAATCAGTTATAAAAAAGGCTTTTTCTACTTCATAATTGATATTTTCAAAATTATCTATTGTTTCTAAATATCTTAAAACAGTTATAGTAGGTTTTTCCTTATCTTTAGTTCTGAACACAATTTCTTTACCTGTATTTATATTAAAGATTTTTAAAATTACAAGAAAACTTACAGCTGGAATATCTCCATTTTTTAAATTTTTACTAAAAAATTGATTTATCTTATATCTAAGTCCTATTCTATGAAATTTTTCCATTTTTTCTCTCCTTTTTTTATTAAATTAATGGTGCAATACTCTAACAAAAGAGAATTGCACCTTATAAAAACTAGCAACACATTTTTTTATAAAAATCTTTGTTTTCAAATTTATTTCCTATTATTTCACAAATCCCACTATCCAAATAATAAGAAATTTCTTCTTCTTTTTCTTCGACATTATTCATAGGTAGCATTATAAAACATTCTCTATCTAACTCTACCTCATACAAACTTTCATTCATCTTAACAATATCTCCGACAGCTATTTCTTTTCCTTTTGTATCTATAAAAGCACTATATTCGCATAAAGCTACATTACTAAATCTTTCTTTGATACTGTTAGATTGTTTGTCCAAGTATTCTATAATACTTTCATTAAAATTTATGTTTTGTATTTCTATTAATGTAAAGTCTTTCCCTTTCAAAAATGCTTTAAACTTTTTATCTAAAAACATAATCTGCTCCTTTAACCTTTTTTTGTTTGTATCTCCTTTTTTAAAATTATGTTTTTAGTTTAAGTTTTTTCTAATTTTTTTCGCTTTAATTTTTTCATATTTTTCATCTCCTTTTCGCAATAATTTTCAAATGAGTTTTTTTGTATAATTTTAACCTTTTTTTCTTTAAAATCAATAGTTTATTACCTTTGATTTATATTTATATTATACCACATAGATTGCAAAAAATCAATGTTTTTTAAAAGAGAATTAATGAGTTTTGATTATATGTTTTATATATTTTATATTTATTCAATATATGATAGTAAGATAAAAAATAATGAACTATAAAATTTCTTAGTTCACTATTTTTTAAAAAGTTGTCTATAATAATTTATTTGATGAGTTTTCTCTTTCTAGTGAATTTTTTCATATTTTTTTCTTATAATAATTTTTGCAACACTCTAAAAAGTATAAAATAGCGTTTACTATTTTAATAAAAACTTTTCTTTATAAAATATAACATAATTACAATGCTATTTTTAAAGGGTTAAGTGCTAACCCATTACCACTTACTACTATTCTTAATCGTTCTAGTAGCCTTGTAGATATTACCTTACTTAGAATTTGCAAACTGCCATTTACATCTGCGTTTACGCACTCTCCGTTAGGTCTTTTAAACATTCCTCTTCTTATTCTCTTTCCTTTTGGTATTGTTTCTTTATTTGGCATTTCATTATCTAAGAAACTTGTCTTAGAAGTATAACTTTCTTCTGTTTCTATTAATCTTATATTCTCATATTCTAACTTATATCTTAATTGCTCTATTATTCTCTTTATAGGTACTTGTATAAAATTTTTCAAACCTTTTAATTGTTTCTTCCTCTTATTTTGCTTTTGAAATTTATTGTTTCCAATTACTATTGTATCTATATTATTTTCTTTACAATAGTTTATTATATACCTTGTTGTTTTATGAATATAATCATTCATTATATCATTTCTTTTTACTCTTAGTCTTGTTAGTCTATTAGATTTATAAGATTTTTTCTCTTTATCTTTCTCATTGACAGTCGCAAGTATACTTTGATATTTTCCTATCTGATAGTTATAATAGATATTCTTACTCTTTAAACCCTTACCATTAATAATAATACTTCTTATTCCTATATTATTTGTAATAGTTACTAAGTTATTTAAACCTAAGTCTATTGATATTATCCTACTATCATCATTTATATATTCAACTACTTCTTTATTTATTAATGCTTTACCATCATCATATATGATATAAACATCTATATCTGCTCCATTATATTTAAACATAACTTGATTTGCTTTACCTTTGTTATACATAGTAAAACTTAATTCTTTAAGATAGCCTTTAAAATTTAATACCTTATCATTCTGTTTAAAATTCTGATTAGTAATTATTAATTCATCATACTTAGAACTTTTATATCTTGGTAGCTTAGGTCTACCTGTATAATTACTTTTATTTTTCTTATAGTCCTTGATAGCTTTAAAAAAGCTATCAAAAGATGATTGTACTTTCCTAAGTATTTGTTGTACTGATTGAGCATATATTAAACTTCTATATAGTTCTGTTCTATCTCTTTTAAATATCCTATCCATATCATTATATTTGATATATTTTCTTACCACATTACCTTTACTATCCTTAGTTTTATTAAAGAAAAAGTTCTGTCTAATAATAAAGGTAGCACTATTAGATATTTTTTTACATTGTTCTAATTGTTCTAATATAAATGGAAAATATTTATTATCCTTTTTTATCTTATGCTTTTCTACTCTTTTCATTCTTACACCCCCTTTCTTATAGGTTTTTATATTATCATTTAATACTTTTGTATTGTTTTTATTGGTTTACACAAGTATATCTTTTTGATTATTTCTTTCTATTCCAATATATTTATTTAAAATAATGCTGTTTCTAATTATAACTCGATTTAACTCCATTTTATTCACTTTCCTTTTAATTTTTGGTTTTAATTTCTTAGAATGGTATTTTTAAAAAAACTGAACTATATTTTACAATTCTCTTGTACAAGTTTCAAAAAATTCATTTTGAAATATAAAAGGTGAGTGTGTCATAGCAACAATTAATCCACATTTTCCACTTTTTACAATACTTGGCATTAATTCTTTTTGCCAATTTATATTCAATGATATTTCAGGCTCATCTATTAGTAAAATAATGTCTTTTTTGCCTTTGAAATATAGTTTTGAAAATAAAGAAAGTATTTCTTTTTCACCTTTTGATAACTCATTATCTTTTAGAAGATTATCTTTATCTAAAATTTCTATTTCTATTTTTTTAGAATTTAAAATTTTACTCATATATTTTTTAGTTTTCAAAGTCTTATTATGTAAGAAGTTTTCGCATATTTTTATAAATTCTTCAACATCTTTTTCCACTTCTAAATCTTCAATTACAAAATCAAATTCAGGTTGACGATAATCAGATAAAAACAATACTTTTTCTTTAGTTTTATATTTATTTAATAATTTTTTCAAATTTGAAATTTCATTACCTCTTCCTAAATCAGAATTAAAAAAGTCTTCTTTTTTAATTCTAACAACTTCTTCGTTTTTAAATTTAATATGAAGTTCTTTGAAATCTATATTATAGATAGATAGTAAATTATCTGTAAATATTCCTTTTAATATTTTAAGAGTAGTTGTTTTCCCACAACCATTAACCCCTACAAAGATATTTACTAAATTCTTTAAATCAATCATCACATCTGATTTACCTAAAAAGCCTATAATACTTACATATTCAATGTTTACTTTGTTTTCTGTCATTTAAAAATCACACCACCTTTATTTTTAGCAACATTTTTTACATTTTTAATTCCACAATCTTTTAGAATTTCTTTTACTTCATTTTTGCCTAATTCTTTTATATCTTTTTTATACAATTTCTTTATCGTTCTTTTCTTCATTTTAAACACCTCTTATATATATTATACCATAAAATTCATAAAATTTCAAGTAAAATAGACACTTTTGTCTTAAATAAAAAAGGACTTGCAAGTCCTTTTTGTTTTGTCGTTTTTACTTTGTCATTTTTGTTTTGCCCTTTTAAAAATCTTATTCATCAAACATATCATTAAAGAATAGTAGTACCTTTTCACTAGGTATTTTCTCAAATTTCTTAAATACCTTTGAATTTTTAGTAATGATATTTTCAAATTCTTCTTTAGTTATTTTAACTTCTCTTGCACTATGCAATGTTTCGTTTCTATCCTTATCAATTAATACTATATTCTTTCCATAAGATAGTATCTTATATCCTAGTCTAAATCCTAATTTCTCTAATTCAGTTTTATTTATTTTAACCTCTAATTTCTTATCAGTATTTATAAAACAGTTTACATAATCTCTTATCTTAACATCTTCTAATACCGATACATTATTTTCTAAAGCCTTATGACTATAATAACTAATTCTCTTTCCTATGTTTTCACCATTAGGTTCATCAGTAGGGAAGAATAATTCTGTATCTCCTTGTATTAGATATAACTTATATTGTATTGTTACAAATATATCTAGGAGTGTTTCACCATTATACTTAAAAAAATCATCAGGTTTAAATCTATCTACATATCCTAATCTAAAAAATTTTTCTGCGTTTTCCATATCTTCTCCTTTTATTCTTCTTCTAATATTTCATCAAATTCTTCGTCCACTTCATTTTCAACAAAATCATTTATTTTAAATCTTAAATAACTCATAAGTTCTTTTGCTATCAGAGTTTCATTTATTTTTTTGCCATTTTTATTATTTTTTTTACATTTTCTTAAAAATGTTCTTATTTGTCTTTCTAATTTAATTTCATCTAATTCATCATTTTCTGTATCTTCTTCAATTTCTTCAACTATATTTTCAAAAATTCTTTCAATTTCCAATTTCATTTTTTTTAAACTTTTTTCCTTTGTTTCTATGGAAATATTTTCACTTTTTTCAATAATTTCGTTTAAAAAACTTTCCATTTCTTTTTTTGGAACTTTTAATAAATGAACAGTTAAAAATATCACCGAAAAAGGAATAGCAACATCTCCATTTTCGTATTTCCTAACTGAAACCTCACTTCTATCTATTAATGTAGCAATTTCTCTTTGCGAATAACCATAATCAATTCTAATTCTTTTAAAAAGTAATCCTTTTATAGAACTAACAAAACTTAAAATATTTTCTTTTGTGTTTTCTTTCATAATATTTCTCCTTTATTCTATATTTTTATTTAATTTAAAGTTTATAAAACTAATAATTTCTTTTGTAATAGAATTTTCATCTAAAACATTTAGTTTTTTATTTGATTTAACCACTTTTCTAATATATTTATTTATTTGAGTTTGTAACTTCATATCATCTAAATCACTATATTCATCATCTTCATTAATCTCTTCTATTTCATTTTTAAATATTCTTGTAATATCTAATCTCATTTTTTTAAAACATTCTTCTTTAAAGTCATCTGTAAATTTTTCAGAATTTTCTTCAAGGACTTCTTCTAAAAGTTTTTCTATTTTATTCTTAGAAATACCAAGAATATGTATTGTTAAAAACAAAACAGAAAAAGGAATATTCAGCATACCTGTTTCATATTTTTTTACAGAAATCTCACTTCTATCAATTTGTATAGCTAATTCTCTTTGACTAATTCCATAATTAGTCCTAATCTTTTTTAAAAGCAATGCCTTAACATAATTTAGAAAATAATCAATGTTTTTTTCTTCCATATTATCTCCTTTTATTTTCTTATTAATATTATTATTTCCCATAATAAGTATAAAGAATATATAAAAGCTAAAATTCCTAAAATACTTATTGTAGTTTTCATCTTAGTACCTAGTATATGTCTTTCTTTGTCTATTCTTATTAATATAAGACATAAAATTGCAATAAAAATAGATATAATTTTAAAAATAAGACTTAAAGTAATCATTGTTTTCTCCTTTATACTTCTTCTAATATTTCTTCAAAAATTTCTTTTTCAATTATTTTTGAACTTTCATTTTCTTCAACAAAATTGTTTATTTTAAAATTTAAAAAACTTATAATTTCTTTTGTGAGTACAGTTTCGTCAATTTTTCTTATAATGTTTTTATTATTTGTTTCATACTTCTTTATATATGCTTTTATTTGTTCTTTTAATCTAATTATGTCTAAAGGCTTGTACTCACTTTCTCCATCAATTTCATCAAATACATTTTCAAGAGTTTTTTCAACAAAATCTCTTACATACTCAAAGGCTTTTCCTTTAGCCTCTATCTCAAATGTATCAATTTCTTCATCTATTTCAAGTAATAAGTCTTCAATTTCTTTTTTAGAAATTTTAACTTTAAGAATTAATAAAGATAAGATAGAAAGTGGAAGTACCAATTCTTCTTTTTCATATTGCTTGACAGAATTTTCACTTCTAAAAATTAATAAAGCTATATCTTTATGAGTGAAATTATAAGATTTTCTAATTTTTTTAAAAAGTTTACTTTTTATTATTGAAAAATAAAACTTAACATCTTTTTCCATTTCTTTCATTTTCTACTCCTTTATTTATAGCTTTTTTTATATTCGTCATAATCATCTAAATTGTAATATGATAACACTTTTTTACATTTTTCTAATTTTTCTATTTCTTCATCAATTTCATCTTCTTTTATTTTATTAAATATTTTAATATTTTCTTTTTTGTTATTAAGACTTTCTATTTTTTCTTCTATATATTTATGTTTTTCACTTTGATAATCTTCCAATAAATCACTTAAATCTTTTACTTCATAAGGTATTAATTCGATTTCTTTTAATTCTTTATTCTTTTCTTTAAATTTTTTATAAATTCTTCTTAAAAATATAAGAAGTGTTTCTTTGGTAAATTCTTGAAAATTGTTTTCAAATAAAAATTCTAATAAATTTTTATAATTAAAAACTTTATCACTTTCTAATTCATAAGTTATATTTTCCTCAAAATTTTGACTGATGACAGAAGTTTTGGCATAATTCTCAACCAAATAAAGTCCATTGTTTAAATTTTTAATTTTAATAATTCCTAAATAAAAATACAAAGGATTATAAAGGTTTTTTGGAATTAAAGGAAAAAAGTTAAAAAATACTTTTTCATCATTATTATCTTCTGAATTGAAATTAATTTTATGTTCTTCTAACATTTTTTTTGTTTTTTTCTCTAACTTTTCAAAATTAGTTATAATGTTTTCAATATCATCATTACTTAAATTTTTATTTTCATAAGATTTTTTTAAATAAAATTCTAAACCAAAAAATTTTACTTTTTCATTTATAACTCCTACAATTTCTTTTATTCCAAATGTTTTTAAATTAGTATTTTCAAATTCTTCTAAAGATAATTTCAATGCTTTTTCTTCTATTTTTTTCATCTTTTTCTCCTTTATTAATCCTCATCATCATAATCATAATAATTTCTCTTAGCTTTTTCTAATTCAATTTCTTTTTCTATATCTTTTTCAATGTTAGCAAGTGATTTAAGTTCGTAAGGTTTTATAATACATTCATCTATTTCACTTTTTAAAGTTTCGTATATTTCTTTTGAAAGTAAATCTATGCTTTTTTCATTTAAAACTTTCAAATCATAATTTGTCATTAATCTAACTAAACTTTTATAATTTGTTTTTATATCTTCAAGAATTTCCAATTCTATATTTTTACTTTGAATAGTTTTTATATTTTTATTAGTTAAATCAGGAAGAACAGAAATTGAAAATAATCCATTTTTTAAATCTCTTACCTTTACAATTTCCAAGTAAAAGTAGTGTTTTAAGCCATAATAAAATTCATAACCCTTATGTATGTATAATTTATAAAAGTATAATACATCATATTTAGATTTATCATTAGCTTTTTCATTATTAGTTTCATTATTCTTTTTATCATTCTTTTGAATAACTTTTTCATAAATTAAGGTGTTTAAAAGATTTCTTTTAAATGCTTTTTCATTAGTATTAAGATATTTCAAGTTATCATTATTTAAGTTTTCTTCATCTACTTTATTTGTGAAAATTCTTAATCCAATAAAATTATTCTCAACAACAGGATTGCTCTCATCTTTATTTTCTTTATTTTCTTTATTTGTTGTATGGAATACTTTTTCTAGTTGTATTGCATTTATTTTTTCAATTTCTAAATCTTCAATGTTGAACTCTTTCATTTTTCATCTTTCCTTTCATTTCTATAATTTTAAGCATTATTTTCTAAATCTTCTTCTAAAGTATCAAACCCTTTTACTTTATAAGGTGTTATTTGGTATTCTTCAAAGCCTAATTCCTTGATTATATTAATCAATTCTTTTTTTATTTCGTCTTTTTTATCTGTGTTATACACCTTATATTTATTAGTTTTCAAAAATTCTATTAATTTTTCATAATTAAATTTTTTTCCTAAATATGTTTCAGAGTTTAATTCGTAAAACTTTTCATCTATTTTTTTATTATCAATATATGCTCCTATAAAATATAAACCATTTTTTAAATCTTTTACTTCTATCATTTGTAATTGAATACAATATATATCTTTATTATTTATATCTTTGTTCTTTTTTATGATTATACGATATAATTTTTTCCAATTTTCTCTATCTTCATTAAAAAGACAATAAAGATTATTGTTATAAACTTCTTTATTCATATAATAATTTATTTTATTTTCTATTTTTTCAAAATCAGAAGTTAGATTTTTTAAATCATCATTATTAAGAATTTGATTTATTTTTCTTATATTGATTTCAATTCCTTGTTTTACTTCTATTCTATCTGACATATCCTTATAAGTATAAGTTAGTGGAATGATTGTTACTCTTTGCAACTCTAAATTAGCAACTTCTTTATCAGTGATTTTATAAGTTTTCATTAATTTCTCCTTTTTCTTCTCTTTCAAGTTCTTCTTTTCTTAATTCTAAATCTTTTACTTCAAATCCATTATCACTTTCCTTAAAAAAATCATTTTTTGATTTAGGGTAAACTAAAATCTTATATTTCTTTTTAGGTTTTTTTATTTTAAATAAGTTTTCTATTTCTTTTTGTTCTTTCTTTGATAAAGGTTTACTCATTATATAATCATAATCTATCATAATATTCACTTCCCATTCATTGATTTTTTATACAACAATATATGAAATCAAATTCATTTTCATCTTCATCATCACTTTCTATTTGATATTTATAATTCATTTGAAAAGCTATCATTAGATAATTCACTTGATTTTCAATAATTTTCTTCTTTTCAACTATTAATGGATTTTGTATCAATTTGTTTTTGAAATTATTTTTAAAAATCTTTTTTATTCTTGAAATTGTCAAATCCCAATTTCCTACATCAAATACATCATACCAAATTTCATTACCATTTACATTATTCTCTGTCTTTATAACTATTGAAAAATTTTCTATATTATTTTTTAAATAGGTTATATATCTTTTCATTTTCTTTTGAGTAGATATATGAAAATTATATTTTCTTATATATTTATTATTTCTTTTCAATTCAATCTCCTGTATCGTCATAGAAAGCTACTAATTCACAATCATATTCAAGAATTTGTTTGATAACTTCATCTAGGTTGTTTCCACTTTCTATATGATTTTTTTGTTGTTTTTTAGTCAATTTATCAAAAAAGGGATAATCTATTTCAAAATCATCAAGTTCTTTATTATAATAATAAATTTGATATAAAATATCTCCGTTTTTATTTTTTATCTTATCTATTTGTACTTTTAACTTTTCCATATTATCCCATTTCCTTATGAAATTAAGCCTTATCTTTTTAATTTTTCAACTTCTTCGTCTTCATCAAAGTCTTCAAGAAAACTTTCATCTTTTTTATCTGTAATTTCAGAATTTGTATTGTCTAATTTTTCAATTTCATCTTTTTTATCATTAGTAAAATTGTTATTAAGGTCTTCATCAATTTCTTTAATGGTAGTATAAAACAAAATATTTATTTTTTTTGGAAAATGATTTTTTGTTTCACTTTCTAATTGCTTTCGTTTTTCTTCTTGTAATTCACTACTCACAATATCATTCCAATCTTTCATAACTTAATCACTTTTTCCTTTTTAATAATTTTTCAATTTTTTCCATTTTCTTTTCACTTTCTTTTTTCAAAATTTTATCCACTTTCTTGGCATATTTACCTATAAAAGTTTCTAAGTCTATATGAAATTGTTTTTTATCTTTTTCACTTAGTTTATCATACAAAGGACATAACAGTTCGATAATATGATTTTTCTTTTGTAATTCCTGTATGTGATTATAAACAAGCGTTGATTTGATATATTCTTCACTGAATAAATCTAAATTTCTTTCCATTTTTTCTCCTTAATTTAATTTTTTTTCTATACTCTCTACTTTTTCTTTTTCAATATTTAATAGTTCTTGATTTTTTGTTTTATAAGAATATCCAAACATTATTACAAATATAAATATTATAAGAAAAATAACCCCATTTATTAGATTTTTTAGTTCTGGCTCATTTGAAAGTATTATTATTGATAATAATGTAATGATAAAAAATAACCCACCTACTGCCATAATGCAATAACCTATCATTATTTTACTTGATAAATCCATTTTTTCTCCTTTTAGAAAAGAGTTCCCTCATTTGAGGTAGCTTTTAAAAACTCTTCTAAGTATTTTTTCTTTTCTTCTACTCTCTTTTCCCAATGTTTTATACTACTTTTGTTTTCTTTTTTAGTATTTCTTGCAACCTGTTCTATACAATATTTTAAACTATCTTCTAAATTGTATATATCATCTTCAATTCTTCTAGTCGCCTCTCCAAAATTTCTATGCTTTCTAGCTTGATTTTTTATAAAGAATTTATGTTTTGTATTAACAGATATATTAGTGCCATTTACTTCATATACTCCATTATCATCTACAACACATTCTTTACAATAGAATTTATTGTGTATTTCATAAAAATCTTCATTATCATTTATTATTCCTTTACAATGTTCACAAAATAACATTATTTATCACTCCATTTCTTCTATTTAATAATATATATATCACTACAAAAACTTTTTCCTTGTTCATATAAGTTTAAATCAACATAGTCATTTTCTTTAAAGTTTAAAATAAGTTCATCTTTAAAATTTATTCCCCACTTTTGAGTTACAATCTCTTTACCTTGTTTTATAATAAGTAAAGGAATTGTACAATAATGGTTGACATCTATATAATGGCATTTTTTACCAATGTTTTCTTTATATATAGTCCATAATTCATCTTTTGACAATCTTTTAAGTTCTTTCATTTTAAATGTCTTACTTGCAACTTTAACAACTTTTGCACTTTCAGGTAATTTAATAGTTTCCATTATTTTTCCCCTTTCTTTTTCTTACATAAATTTTTTAATTTTCTAATTTTTTTATAACTTCATTAAGAAAACTTTCATCTTTCTTTCCTACTGAATTTCCTTTATCAATCTTATCATAAATTTTCTTTAGTCTTTCATATTCATCAATAGTAATATGTTTTGTATTCTTTCCTACAAATTTACAATTACTTGGTTTTCTATGCTTTCCAAAATCAGCTGGGTTTATTTCACCATAAATATGTTTTACTTCACCACCTAATTTTTCAAATTCTTGTCTTTTCTTATATAGTGCATATACTGTTTCTATATCGTGTTCTGTCTTTAAACTTCCTAAACCTTTACTCCAATTTTGGATAACATCTTCATTATCTGAATATAAAACCTTAGCACCTGTTCTTATAGCAATTTCTAACCCAAAATACATAGCGATAGCCTCTGCATATTGAATTTCATTATCTTTTCCATAGTTATTTAAAACTATACAATCATCTTCTTCTTTCCAATCTTTTTTTCTTAAAAAATATTGAAATACTTCATATTCACTTTTATCTTCCTTGAAAATATCGAATAAAAGTTTTCCTTTAGAATTTGTTACTTTTATTGCTTTATACAAAGAAATATAATCTCCTGCGTCGCAATAAATAGCATTTTCATCTAAGTGTATTTTCAAATTCAAATGATTTTTAATTGCTTTAAATTCGTCAAGTGTCAATCTATGTTCTTCACTAATTTCACTTTCATCTTTATCAGTTAAGGCTAAATTAACTTTTATCTGTACTTTTTTCTTTAGTTTATCTTGTTCTTGTTTAAACAGTTGCTCAACTTTATCTTGCGATATATTTCCACAATGTTCCAAGTAAATTTGTGCTTTTCTTTCACAATCAAATATACTTTGACGACAAGATACTTTTTTAAAACCCTTAAATTTTTCTTTTAGCATTTTTTTATTGCCTTTATGTATATATCCTTTATTTGTATTACCTAAAACATAAATAGCACGATATTTCTCATCACTCACTTTATTTAAACCCCCTTTCTTTTGTTTTTTTATTTTTAAAATCTATTAAAAATAAATTGTCCGTTATCGACAAGTTTTTGTAAATTACTTTTACAATTATCTTTCTTTTCATCTGAAATTTCTTCTGAAAAAACTTTTGCAACTTCTTCTTCTTTAGTTTCTTCTTTTACTTCTACTTTATTTTGTTCTTCTTTTTTATCATCTTCTTCTGCTAATTCTATTATTTTATCTTTTAAAGTCTTTGTTTTTTCAACTTTTTTCACTTTTTCTTCATTTACTCTTTCTTCAACTGCAAACATATCTTTGTTTTTAATTCTCTTAACTTCTTTATCAAAAGCATTATTTAAAATACCTATCATTGCCATTACATTATCAAAAGTCGCTCCACTAAAATATTCATCTAACTTTTCATAAAAATTTTCTTTTACTTCTAATTTTTCTTTAATACCTAAAACAATGTCTTTAGTATCTTCAAGACTTTCTAAAAAACTTTCAATCTCTTTAGTAGAAACTCCAAAAGGAATATTCGTAAATTCACTTCTAATTTCTATTAAATTCTTTTCTAATTTCTTGTAATCAATTTTTTTCTCTAACATAAATTTTACCTACCTTTCATCTAAATTTTATATTTATATTATACCATATAAATTATAAAAAATCAAGTATTTCGGACAATGTTGTCCTTATAAAATTATATTTATTATAAATAGTGTCTATTAATATATTATATGATAAAAGGCTAGTTATTTCTAACTAACCTTTACTTTTTATTTTTAGTTTTTATTTTTAGTTTTTTACTTTTTATCAATCTTTTTATCTAATTTTTCTTTTAAATTTAAAACCATTTCTTTTAATTTATCAAAATTAAGTGCTATTAAAATCCCTAAAATTAAAAGTCCTACAAAATTATCTACTAAAAGAAATAAAGCAATTCCTAAAACAAATATTGCATAGTATATTAATACTTTTTTCACTTTCATCATTCCTTTTCTTTATATTCAAATTCATTAGTTTTAACTAATTCAATTAACTTATTCACAAATTGCACCGATAATAATTCTTCAATTTCTTTACCTTGTGTGTAAAAATCATCATCTATTCTTTCTATTTTTAAATCAGGATATTCTTTTTTTGATTATTTCTTTTGTAATAGGAGAATGAAAACTACCTTTTGGCATTTCATAATATAAAAAATACAAATATTTTGTTTCACCATAATAACTTTCAATTTTTTGTTTATGAATAAGTTTAGGTTTTAAAAATTTCTTTATAAGAAAGTCTTTTTGATTATAATATTCATTCATTTTTTCAAAATATCCATAATAATATTTAGTCCAACTGTATTGATTTTTTTTATCCCTACAATTTTTTGCTCTTTTATTTAAAGAAAAGATACTATCATATAACATATCAGATGTTATTATTTTATTTTTTAAATTTTTAGAATATTCTTTATTAATTTTCATTTATCTTATCCTTTATTTCAGTTTTTAAAGTTTTCTTTAATTTTATTCTCTTGAATTTAATTTTCCTACATTAAGAAAGAAACTATAATCATTAGAAATAGAATAAAAACAATCAAAATCCAAAAACACATTAGTATATTCTTTGACTTTATCAAATTCTTTTTCTATGTAACTTTTTGTATTATATTTTTCAAATTCTTCAGGAAAATCTTTTTCAGTTGTTAAAAAAGCTAAGAAAGGACTTTCTGTATTCTTTTCATAAAACTCTACAAATTTTTTCTTACTCTCATTACCTACAATATGGCAAACTAAATATTCTTCCAATCTTCTAGTTTCTTTTTCTTTCTGAAATAAAGATATTAAATTATCATATATCTTTTTATTGGCTTTTTCATCTTTACCTAATACCAAAATATTTTTTTTGCTTTTTATTGTGTCCATAATTTCATTAATAATCAT